TGAGATTACAGGAGAAATGCTTATGAAGATCGGACGCCTGATTGCAATGCAGAATGGCGTGGTTCCCGATGAAGCATGCGACGTTATGCCTGTTGCTGTGAAGTTTGTTCACGGTGACACCTAACGCCCGCAATAAGCGGCAGCCGTTAGGCTGTCCAGCTTGATTGCGTTGTTATACGGCTATTAACTACAGAGGACAAACAAAATGCAGCACAGTTTCACACATATATACTGCGATAACTGCAAGAAGATAACCGAGTGCGTGTCGGATGATAAATTGTACGAGGATACTAGCGGTAAGTTTGCGGGCGGTGATATTTGTTGTGCAGCGTGCTTTCTTGTAATTGCCACGGTGTACATTCGGAATGACGTATAACGCCAAGGTAAGCGGAGGCGGTGCTTTTCCGCCGTCCGCTTGACCGACGTGTTAGCGGTTTTTGGAGATAGATATGATTTTTGAAGAAGTAACGATAGGTAAATGCCGCTTGATTCTCGGTGACTGTGTTGATGTCTTGCAGTCTCTTGAGGCGCAATCGGTTGACGCAGTGATAACAGACCCGCCGTTTTTTCACCCAGTGAACCATTACGTCAACGCGAGAGACGCAGAACCAGCAAAGAAAACGCTTTCCGATATGTCAGCGCTAAAGCATTTTTTTAGGGTAACAGCGGTTGAACTTGACCGGGTTTTGAAGCGCAGCGGCGCGGCATACTGGTTTTGCGATGGGCAGAGCTACGGGCATAGTTTTGAAGCCCTATACCCGCACTGCAAAAGGGTAAGACCGTTGATTTGGGACAAGGTTGTTTCATTCAACGGCTACACATGGCGGCACCAGCACGAATTGATTGCATGGGGAGAAATGCCGGAGGCCAAACAAATCCCGACTGGGGATGGAGACATTATTCGATGCCGTGCCGTGCCGGTGAAGGAACGAGTACACCCGGCAGAAAAGCCGGTTGACCTGCTGGCCGCATTGGTGAAGAAAACGCCTTCCGATGCTGTGGTTCTTGATTGCTTCATGGGTTCTGCGAGCACTGGCGTTGCCGCTGTGATGCACGGGCGTGGATTCGTGGGTATTGAATTGGAACGCCGATATTTCGACATTGCTTGTCAGAGGATAGAGGACGCGCAAGCAAAAGTCGGTTTTGGCGGGACGGCGGAACAAGGCGACTTGCTGACCGCTAACACCGGAGTTAAGCAGTGAACGAGCGAAGCGAAGTGAGTCGGCTTGAACGACTAGTTATGCACCAGAAAAACTAACTACAGAGGAAAGCAACATGACACCAGAACAATTCTGCTACTGGTTACAGGGAAAAGCTGAACTTGACCCTACACCACCGACACCGGAGCAATGGGACTCGATACGCGAGCATCTAGCGCTGGTATTAGTGAAGGTGACGAGGCCAGTATTCCCTACTGCACCCGGCTTAATGAAGCCGAATATGCTTGAGCCGCCGTTCACTATTACATGCTGACTGGTGCATAACCCTGCCATAAGCGGCGAGTGAAACGAGTCCGATTCATGGCGTTGTTATACGGCACTGGGAGGAGTATGAAACATTTAGATTTATTTAGCGGCATAGGTGGATTTGCATTAGCAGCACAGTGGGCTGGCATGGAAACTGTGGCATTTTGCGAGATTGATGAGTTTTGCCATAAAGTTTTGAGCAAAAACTTCCCTAACATACTAATTCACAACGACATTAAAACCTTGAACGGAGCAGATTATGCAGGAATTGACATTGTCACCGGAGGATTTCCATGCCAAGACATTAGTCGAGCAGGAAAAGGCGCAGGTCTGCTTGGATCTAGGTCTGGATTATGGCACGAAATGCACAGGGTTATTAAAGAAATTCGGCCACGCTGGGTCGTCATCGAAAACTCAAGTTCCCTGCGAAGTAATGGGCTTGCACCAATCCTGCAAGATTTATGGGAGATCGGGTTCGATGCGGAATGGCATATTATCCCAGCAAGCGCCATTGGTTGTTGTCACACGAGGGATAGGACATGGATCATTGCAAACGCCAACAGTGGAGGACGCGAAGCGGAAAGGGTCACAAAAAGCATGGGAGAAATACTTAACTCTGAAGCATACAAGCAGCTGCCGATTGCGGAATCAGGCCGCTTTCTTGGACCAAAAGGATGGGTTCCTCAATCCAGAATGGATAGGATTATTGATGATGTACCCGGAAGGGTGGGCGAGATTAGCGGATATGGAAACGCAATAGTGCCTCAAGTGGCTTATGAGATACTGCGGTGCATTCGTGCCGTATAACACCTGAGTTAACGCGCACCGCTGCGCGGAGTTGTGAGTACGACGCTGCTACGAAGCGGTGTCGCGTTGAACGAATTGTTAGGCCGCTGGCCTGCGCACTTGGAGAGCAACATGGAATGGCTACCGATTGAAACAATCCCGACCGATGGGAGGCGAGTGCTTGTGTACCGACCGCTCGCTGAAAGGACTGGCGACAGACAGATAGAAATTAAACGCGCATATGGCGGCAAGAACATGAATTGCTGGAAAGAGACAGTGCCAGATGGTGCCCCCCCAACAAACCCAACAGACGGCTTGTGTTATGCGACACATTGGGCACCACTACCGATGCCACCTGCGGCCTAACACCTGAGCTATGGGGCGAGCCGCTTGCGGCGAGTCCAGCGAGGAACGAGCGACTTTGAACGATTTGTTAGCAGTCAATTACGAGGTGATTTTATGGAAGGCGAATTTAATACAGAGAACTTTAAAGTGCAGCTCAACAATTTTATGCTGATGCACGCGCCCGAGTTCATGACGATTGGCGAAGCGGAAAACGCTATGCTGGCACTCGTTTCCGAAGTTGAAAAAACCGTGCGCAAATATGAAAACTCACGCACAGCCTGTATAGGAGGCTGATTTATGTATGGCGACACATGGGATGGGATAAAAGCTCTATTGGTTATCGGCGGCGTTCTTGCGCTGATAGGGCTGTGGCAGCTTGGCACATGGCTGTTCACATGACTGCTAACAGCGAGTTAAGGCCGCTGGCCGTCAGGCCAGTCGCGCCTTGAACGACTTGTTCTACAACACGACTGAGGATTTTAGGATGAAAGGTATTAGCCCAGCAGCAATAGCACTTGTTATAGCATGCACGCACGAGCCAAAACCAGACTTCCACTTAGCTCCTGAGCCTTGGGCGCGAGGTACGCTGTACAAAGGTGGCAGTGGAACTGGCACTACAAGCCACAACATTGCCCGCAGCCGAGCCAAGGCTAAGGCGGCAAGGAAAGCACGGAAGATTCACAGGCACCGCTCTAAGTGAGTGGTGTAGAACGCAAAAGTCAGCGGCGCCGGTACGGCGTCCGCTGGACTGCCGGGTTATACGGATTTGCCATGAACGCACTGAGTTTGTTTTCTGGAATTGGTGGGCTGGACATCGCCGCCGAATGGGCAGGATTTAAGACCGTGGCATTTTGCGAGCGCGACAAGTTTTGCAAGTCGGTGCTGGCGGCACGGTGGCCAAACGTGAGGATTTACGACGATGTACGAACAATTGACACCAGCGAACTGCCAGCAATCGAGCTTGTGCATGGAGGCTACCCCTGCCAGCCATTCAGTCACGCCGGAAAGCGCGGAGGACACTCCGACGAGCGCCACTTGTGGCCGGCAATGTTCAGACTTGTGCGAGAGCTCGCGCCTACTTGGGTTGTTGGAGAAAACGTTAAGGGCCACGTTACCCTCGGACTCGATGAAGTCATTGATGACTTGGAGGGAGCGGGCTACGCCACAAGGGCGTTTGTATTTCCAGCTTGTGCCGTCGGTGCGCCGCATACGCGAGAGCGGCTTTTTGTTGTGGCCCACTCCAGTAGCGCAGCCCGCCAACGGAACGCCCGAGATGTTCTTGGAGCGCAAGCGCAAAGCAATAGCCAAAGGCTCGAAGATGGGGCTTTGCCTCACCGACCTGCAATTGGTGGTTGTGGCGAAAGAGCGCGGGATGCAAGGGCGTGGGAAGTTGAACCCGAGGTGGCTCGGCTGGCTAATGGGCTACCCCGACAACTGGACGGAGTGCGAGTGTTCGGCAACGCAGTAGTGCCGCAACAGGCGTACCCGATATTTGCGGCGATTGCCGAGACGTATAACACTGCGGTAAGCGGCTTTAGTCCGCTTGACCGCGTAGTTATGCACCAAAACTATTAACCTGAGAGGTAAAGAAGAATGAAAAAAGCGTACAGGTACTTTGCTTATAGTCATGAAACAGGTTTCGATACCTACGAAACAGCAGCCGAGGCCAAAGGGGCTGCGGAAGAATCATTGCAGGCTTACCGTGATGTTGCTGATGAGGGATGGGATGAGGAAGTTACCGGGGTTTGCTGGGGCGAGATTAAGCAGGAAACAGTAGAGTTGCCGACTGGCGAGCTGATTAACGACTATGGCGACTACGTTGCCGATTACGAGCTGCGCGATGTTGGCGCTGAATCTGGTGCATAACGTGATTTAGACACCAAATGTCGCATAACTCCGAGATCAGCATGTTTTACGACACGCATGCACCAAAACTATTAGCCTGAGAGGTAGCCCGAAATGCAGCAAAGATACGCAGTACATTGCAAAGACCTTGGGCATGAATGCCATGAAGACGGCAAAGTGTTTGGCGCTGTTGACTACGCGGACGCTGCTTCGCAGTGGGCGCAGTATGAGGACCACAACAGTGCGGATTACTGGATTGTTGGCGGCCAACACGCGCATGTTGTGGTTACACCGGTGGACGCTGATTACAAGCCGAACGGAGAGCCTAAACAGATGATAGTAACCGGCGAGAGCGTACCGGTTTACTCGGCGCGCTTGGTTGTTGGCGCCTAACCCAGAGCTAAGTGGCGGCGCTTGCGCCGTCCAAGGAGGAACAAAGTGACGACTGTACTTGAGCGACAAGTTATACGTCTTGAAGATATTAGGCCGCACATGACTATTACATGGGCATTCACGCGGTTTCACGTTGCCGATGCGATAGCAAAGAAGCTCGGCGGCAAACGGGCAGATTACGATGGCGTTGCTTCTCTCGTTTTAGCGAAGGCGAGAAAGGACTGCACACTTAAACCAGCAAGAAAAAAGTATGACAGGTATTACTATTTTGCAGACGTATAACGCTGAAGCTAAAGGGCGAGGCCGCTTGACCGCGTAGTTAGGCGTAAACAAGTACAGTGCGAAATACTTAAAACAGGTGAATAGGTATGGTTAGGCAAGATTGGCTTCTGGATATTGTGGAAAGTTCATTGAACAAGATGGGCTATGACGGCCTGTGCAATCCTGATCTTGAGTGCGGGTGCTTCATTGGTGATTTAGCGCCATGTGATAGTCCTGACTTCAATCATTGCTGTGGCGGCAACAGAATACAAACATCTGGCGGTGACGTGTGCGCGGTACGCATTGTTGACGCATAACATCCGAGGTAAGGAGTATTGGTTATGAGCGGCACCGACAGGAAGGGATATATTCTAATTGGTGCGATGTCAGATTATGAGATTGCAGCGATTCGTGAACGCTGGTTAACGCATGCAGATAAAGAAATCGGTGAAATGTTGGGCAGGCCGTGGTCGTCAATCCGCAACTACCGCCGCACTCAAAACCTGGTAAAACCAACTCGTGGCGCGAAAAAAGGCAAGCCGCAGCCGCGCAAACAGAAAACGGTTGGCGAGTTCAGCGCAACGATGCAATCTTTCATTAGCGGGAGGCTTTGATTATGGACATCGACATAGACATAGAAGTTGATTGTGTGAACGCTTGCGCAGGCATGAAGAACCCAGCTCACGAAATCAACCGCATGAAGCTGGCGATTATTGAGGATGTTGATTCTTGGCTAGAGTCTGAACATGCGCTCACGGAGGCTTATCGAAATGTAATGCTATCAATGAGTTGCATATATTGTGCGTAAACGCCGCGCGAGGGTTACAAATCAGCTTTTGAAACACTGTAGCCGCATGTTTCGCACTTCAAACATCCCACAAGGCGCGCGCGACCAGTTGGCGATAGAGTAACAGCCAATCGTTGATCATGGAAATCTGGAATGCCGGACATGATGTTTTCGAGCGCCACGCCGCGCTTCATCAATCCTCCGCACTTTTTGCAATTCATCTTCTTGGTCATGATCGCTTGATATAAAACTCGCCAAACAAGCGCACACCAAAGAACCACAGGTTTGCGCGCAGTTCCAACATCCCGTCTTCGATGAGCCAGCGCCGCAAATCGCTATCCGCTTGCAGTCGCTTGGTGCGCGGCAGCAATCCCAAACGGATCAACTGATACAGCGCATCGTGTCCGCAACTCGCACGCACACTGTTTTCGGTATTGATCGCAATACCACTTGCACCATCCCATGCGTAGCCGTCTGCAATAATCAGAGTGCCGTCCGCCTTCAGCTCAACCCAATCCGTTTTACAAGCGCGCCCGATGATATTGGTATCCAGTCGCAGCGCATCCGCCAGAATGAATCGGTACTTTGGGTGGTCGAAACGACGATAGCTGATCTTTCTCATAGATGCCGCCCCAGCCAAGTAACAAACGCAGAAATCGCGGCAGCAACACCAGCAAAAATCCATTTGGTTGCCAAGTTATTTGTCGGCGCGTTAGATTCAAGCAATCTGATTCGCGCATCGAATGCTGCTGTCAGCGTTTCGATGGCACGAGTCTGGGCTTCGATAGCTTTAAACGCGCGGTCGATGGCTTGCCCTTGGCTGATCTGATGCTCTTCCAGCCGCACTTGCTGACGCGCAATAGATAGAAGTTCGTCCATGTTTTTTTTGATGCCTTCCAGTGCCTCGGCAAAGCGCACATCGTTATGCTCAACCAAACGCATACGATCTTCAAATTCATCCCAAGCCTTTTTGCAGTCTGTCATTGCGCAGTCCATTGTCGTAATTTTTCCTTGTCGCGGTTACAGCTCACGAGCGCATTACGCATCTCAACCAATTCAGCAGGCAGATCACCCCATACCGTTGCATCAACAGCAGGCACAGGGCAATCCTGTACCAACACAGCAGGCGGCTTGGCGACAATCGTTTCAGTTCGTGTTGTCGCGCAGCCAGCCAAGCACATCGGCAGACATAGCACTATTAGCGCACGCATCCCGTGTCTCCCGTAAAATGGTTCGGTATTTTCTGGATTCTTTTTCTGCGCGTTTTTCGGCCGCTGCTTTTTCCTGTTCGCGCGCGATTAAAATCTTGTTCGTCAGCCTGGCGCGCTGCTCGGACGCTTCTAACTCCGCGCTCAACTGCTCTGCTGCTTGTCTATATTGCAGCAACTCCGCGCGGTAGCCATCCGCCGCATTCTGTGCGGCAGTCAAACGCGCTTTGTTCACAACGAAAAATAGCGTCAGGGATCCGATCAGCGCAACAAACAAAACCACGCGCCAGTTGTTCAGCAATGCAGCAGCAAAATTAAGCATCCCATTTTCCTGTCGTACACATTTGATATTCAGCGGCGCGTCGTTTTACCAACCCCGGCAAAGGGTCTGATTCTCCACCTGCAAACACCCATCTTTTCAACTCTCTGCACCATTCTTGTCCAGCGTTCAGTTTTTTCACCAGCGTTGATTTGCACGCTGCACCTGCGCCAACATTGTATGACCACGACAGAACGGCAGCCGCCTCATAGGGTTTAATCTCACGGGTAATACACGGCGCAACCGCGCGCGCATGTTCGGCGAGTGACGCACCGAGAACCGCTGTACATTGCTGACGGTTCAATGTGTCGAAGCGGACAACATCCTTGTCAGTCTCTCCAAAACAAATGGTGGGTATCCCGACAGGATCGGCGTAGCGATTCAGAACCAAGCCCTCATAGTTCGCCACCAAGCCGCACGCCAAAATGATTGCCGAGAACCCAAAACCTGCTTTTTTGTTCACGGTGTTACTCCGCTGATGACGCTGGCACGATCTGCAAATACAGCGGGTGTGCTGGTTCTGCTGTGTTGATCGCAGAAACTGCATCCCAAAAAATACCGTCGGGGTAAATTTCTGTGCCGATCAGTTTAATGAGTTGGCGACCTGCGCCGCACGGCGCGTCGATCAAATCGAAATCCACGCCATTGTGTACTGACATACCAGCGTAATGCACGCCATTAAACAAAAAAGGTACTGTGATATTGACTGCGTTCATGTTTTGTTTCCTCTGTTAAAAATTAAGCGGCACATTGTTGTCTTGATGCGGTAGTGGTGGCACAACATCACCGCGCACATACACTGCATAACCGTTCGCCACTTTGCGCACGCGGATTTTGTTTTTAATTTCGTTTGCCTCAGCCAATGCCTGAACAATAATCATCAGCCCAATCCTCGCTGGATGGCATAGAAACCCTGCACGGCTGCCGTATCGGTTGTGCCAGAAAGCTGCACAGACAAAGAGATTGTCAAAGCGTTGGATATGTTCGGGATGGTTACATCAGCAAGCCACGCATTGTTTGATGCGTTATCTGTCGCAAGCTCTGGCTGGCAGTTGATAGTCGTTGGTGATGTGATTTGTGCAGACGGCGTTAAGCGTATTTTTCGTTGCGCCGCCGACATTGAAAACGTAGCAATCACGGGGTCGGTTAAATCGCCCTCTGTCCCAATGCGCAATTTGATTGTTGCGCTGTCTGTTGCGCCTGATTTAGAGATTAAAACATCGAAATCGAGAGGTATGCCGTCAAACAGAAACGCAGCAGGTATATTTTGTAACTCTAAAATTTGGTCTGTACCTGAAGTGTCCGAATCGTACGGCGAGTATCTTGCCGCAACAAATCCGTTTCCAGTTTGTGAGATGTATACATTTAATAATGGATCTGCAATCCACACAGACCCAAAATAAGCCGGATGGTCAGTGACAAGAATCACATCTCCGTGATTTAGCTCACTCGCCGCCGGTCTGCCTGCCCAAGTGCCGATGTATTTGTAAGACAAACCGCCGCCACTTGGGGCAATGCCTAATTTGGCGAGGTCAGCGATCAACCTGGAAAGACTCATAATCTCACCCAGCAGGTTTCGTTGGTGAGCGCCCCATTATCCCAAGTGAATGTTTTTCTGTATTGGATGCCGGTTTGAAAGTCCGTCACCGTGTCCGTGACAATCTTTCCATCGCTGTATGTGTAATCATGCGCCCAGCTATCCAGCATCAACTCTGTGCCGTCTTGCGCTCTTACGATGCTTTCCACGCCCCTCATACCGCCACCAATCATTCTGATTCAGGTGGCAGTATTTAGGGGTGTGGAAGTAAAATCAAACCCTACAGGGGCTTATCGCTCGTTGAGTATTTCAGCTACATCCTCACGCATTTTTGCCCGCATAGCGCGAGGGGCGGAAGCTGCAATGCGCTGATCCTTGGTTTTACTCATTTCCTTCACGCGCCGCATCACGGATGGAATGGAAATCACCATACGCTGATCGGGATTTTTTGCGTTCCAGTCAGCAATCTGCGAGCGCGCATCAGCCACTTTGGATGCGTCTTTCTCAAAAATACCCTGCGCCCACAGCCCGCGAATCTCTCCGGCACGCAAGTTGTAGAACGCCTTTTGCTGCTGATTCACCGCATTAGCTTCTTGGATGCGCGCCACGCTTTGCGGCTGAAACCCAATCGCTTTTGATGCGGCTTCAACAGGGTTTGTGTCTAGCACCTTGTAGCCTTTCTGGTCGCGGTACATGCCGGTGCTGGCCATATCTATCCCTTTAACCGCATTGCGTATAGCAACAGGGGACATTTCCAGTGCGCCACCCAAAACATCGCCCGATAATATGCGCCCAGCGCCAGAACCAACACGACTAGCAAAGTCACCAATCGGCCCGGCTATTTCCAGCACATCTCTGGTGTGATCGGTTTTTGTTTTCAGCAATCCTGTGCCTGGAATCAAATTGCCCATCCCTAGTCGGCCAGACACATCAATAGGAATACCAGGCAGGCCAGTGATGCCATTCTCGATGAAGTTAGCCATGCCATTGCCGAACACATCCGACAAAAACTCTTGGCGTTTTTGTTTGATGCTGATGTTGTACCCCAGCTTTTGCGCCAAGGCTTCCGCAACATCCTCCATGTCTTCCTCAAATGGCAAGCCACTGGCTCCGCCCATGAGCATCAATACACCCAGAGCGAGCAACGCGGCGCGTTTACCCTCTGGACCGCCTTGGGTATACATTCTGTGCAACAGCTCCACATACGCAATGGAGTATGTTTTGAATGTCATCAGCGTACCGCCAACAGCGCCGCGCCCCCACTGCATCTTGTTCGCCTTGCTGTACTGGAATTGGGTATCAACAACCGCTTTGCGCGCGAACGCTTCCGCGTTATCCATGCCTTTGGCCTTGGCAATGCGGTATGCGGCAACAAAGGTCATCTGCCGGTTGACTTGTTCAGCCATGCTGAACACCTTGCCCCATCCGAATGCCAGTTTGGACACTGCGTTTTTAGCGGCAGCCGCCGCTTCTCCTGTTTTTGTGCCATCACCAATACTCAGCGTGCCAGAGCCTCGCGCCTGCGCCATCAACTGATGTATTTCTTGTGGGGACACCACGCCATCTTCAACGGCACGATGCAATGCTGCCGTTAATTCAGGATCGTATTTAGGATTGCGCTGCGCCAATTCCTTGGCGGCGCGTCCTAATTGCGCTGCCGAATCTTTCACACTGGTGAATTGCGTTAAATAAGGAAATGAAACTGCAAAAGGCTGTGTCATGTTGACCATTGCGGACGCAACAGAACCGCCGAGATATTGTGCGAACAACAGCCCGCGAACAGCTTGCGCTTCTTCGCGTGGATTTTTCACATAATCGGCCAAACGAATAGCGGCATCTTTCAACTCGCCTTGCGCTTTAGGTATGGCGTTCAGCGCCTCACCCATTTCGCCCATGTTTAATCCAGCCGCCGTTTGGCGGGCGTTGGAGTAAACGAAGTTGGCCAGAATGCGTGGCATGTCTTGGCTGTAACCGACAATACCTTGTCTGTGTATCAGCCGCCGCATGGCACTGCGATTGGTTTTTGTCAATTTCAGGTATTCCTGAAACGCAATATCTTGTGTGTTATCGCCGGTTGATTCCAGCCCCAGCATATTGCCGAACAGCTCCAGTGTTTCTGGCGACATATCAGAAAACAGTTTGTATGCTTCGTCTGACAAGGTGCCTTGGCTAACCGCCTTGTCCCCGAACTCCTTGCGCATTGCTTCTGCCATTGCATTGGCTTCGCGCTTGGTTTCAAACATGCTGAAATACTGGCGCTCACCAGTATCAGGATCAACAACATCCACAGTGTATTTGCCAAAGCGAGACAGTGGCGCATAACCTTCTTTTTGTAGCTCGTTCACTTTGTCGTGGCGTTCGTGAATGCCATGCACCAATTCCATCAAGAACTTTTCTCTGTCAGTATCCTCTTTGGCTTTCCGCATCAAATGCTGCGTCAGCATAGCGGCAGCATCACGGATATTGTCGGCATCCATTACCGCATCTTTAATGTCCTTGGCATCCTCTCCAACAAACCGCAGCATGTCGGCACGCGCCAGCGTATCGAGACTGCGATCAATTGCAGCACGATACTCTTTGTAAAGGCCAACTTGTTTGTCGTTCAGGCCAAACATTTGTTTGAGTTCGCTGTCATTCCAAACCACACCAGCTTTCAGCCAATGTTTGTCGTAGAAAGAATCCACGCGCTTTTGCAGATTCTCAGGCGACATACCCTGCCACATCTTCAACACGCCGCGCTGCAACTTTTGGCTACGCAACAAGCGCGCTATTTTGTCATCGGTACTCAATGTTTTGGATTCTTTAATCAAATCCTCAACTTTTACCGGCGAGCCATCTTCTCTCCGCGTCCACGCCAGCGTTCCCTCGTGGATTGGTTTTTCAATGGCTTTGTTATCCGCAGAAGCAATGGATGTTTTTGCAATGTCACTCCATTTTTCCAGCTTCGGCAGAATGGTTGGCGCAAAATCAGCCGCATCATTGGCGTAGTGAGATACATCATCAATAAACCCTTGTGCCGCATCAAACACACGCTTAAACGCAGGCGAGCGTTCGGCTAGGTTGTACATTGTGCCAACTGTTTTGTGCCACCAGCTCAGTGTATTGGGCGAACTAAAAGTCTTGTTTAGCTCACTCGCTGCTCTGTTCGCGTATTGCTTTACGGCAGCACGGCTGTAATGCAATCCCACACTTGTTTTTCTACTATAAACAGGACCTCTGGCAATATCAGCCCCCGTGTTTGCGGAAGATACCATTCTTAGCAAATCCACTATATCAAGCACGCGAACATCAATCTTCGACAGGGCGGCGGCAATGTTCTGGCCAACAGTAATACTGCGGTCACTTGGGTGGCCCATCTCAAGCATGCCGCCATGGACAATAACCGCAGCACCGGCATTGGCCTCGCTGATAGCGCGATAAATAGCCGCCAACCCACCGGTATCTCGTAAGTCCCCGCGCATCACATCGGAAATTGGAACCCATGCCACAACTTCATTTTGGCTGTTTAGCAGCATAATTCCATCGCCGCCTTTTTGTCGCATCAACTCGCCAACATACATGGCATCTTGTGGATGCTCAATTTTGTACTGCTTGCTATTTTCAGAACCCAGTTCTCGTTCAATAACAGGCACCCTAACTGCGCTGCTCTCTGGCGCTGGAATCTTTGTGGGGTATTTTTGGTCGCCATCCGCGTCAACATAGTCAAACATATCGCCAGCTACCGACAGCAGCCCCATTGGCTCAATACCGCTGCCACGGAAAATATCCGTTAGCTTTCTTGATATGTTTATGTCAGCTCCGGAAAGGTTGGCTAGTCCACTTGGATGATTGTGTGAGAACCATATCGCCGCCGCGCCTGGAATACGGATCGCTTCTGCGACAATCGTGCTGGGGTAGACGCTGGAACTCGCCAGTTCCCCCTTAAACCCACCAACCACACCAAGCGGTTTGCCGTTCTTGTCTGTAACGATGCCATCCAATCGCTCAACAGCCGACTTATACAGATATTGTGTTGCTTGCGCTGCTTCTTCTGGTGTTGTGATTCGGCTTGCACCTAGTTTGCGCACGACCTCTTGCCCGACGATTGTGCGGACAAAGTAATCTCCCGCTGGCGCTTCTGTATCAGATAAGGGGCTGGTGGGCTGTATGTCCCCAGATACCCTGGCGCTTTCGGGTTTGGTATTCGTAGGCGCTCTTCGTTTGTTTGCTGGCGGTAGCGCATTTCCAAACAAGTCGGTTTCATATCGCTCTCCAGGTTCTTGTACAACATTGCGAGCCTGCTGTGTTTTTGCTAGGCCTACAATACCATTTCTTTTGGCTGCTTGCTTCACATTGCTGCGTGCAATCGCTGCAATATCTGCCGCTGTGAGCATGTTGTCTTTAACAATCACCCCGCGCTGGAATAGCCAGCCGCGTACTGCTGCAATGAAGTCTTTCACCCATTGCACAACCGCGCTGGGCGCATTAGCACGATTGGCCTCATACTCTTCTGCAATATAGGCTGCCGCTTCTTCGTTGCTGGTTTCACCCGCTTCTTTCATGCGCTGACGCACGCTGTCCATGAACGCGCTTTTTTCCAGCTTGAGTAAATTGCCAGCCCGCTGAATCATTTTATCCATAGCCTGCTTGCCGCGCGGATTGGTGGTGTCGGCCGCCATGTGAACGCCAACTTCATGCACCAACACACTGGATGCGGTTTCGTCCGTCAAATTATCCGCAACAAGGAATGACTTGCCAGTTTGTTTGTCGTAGAAGCCCTGCACATCACCCGTTTCGCTGTACTTCACATCAAAGTCGCTCAAATCCTTGCCAGCTTTTTCAGCACGCGCTTTGTAAGCTAAATCCATCGCTTCTTTTTCTGTTTGCACCACCGTCACCAAGCCAAGCCGTTGCAGTTTGTCTGCTGCATGGCCAAAGGTTTTGGATAAAGAGTCTTTAATGTCTGCTACAGAAAAACCAGAAACTTCGTTTTGACGACTGTACTGAATATCAGGATTGCCACCATCAAACGCACCGCTGTTGCCGGTGGCGGATTTGATCTGAGTTGGCTTGAAGGCTACATAAACCCTCACAACGCTCTTGCCGATACGCTCATTGAATACGGCACCGTCAAAGCCTTTTTCTTGGGCTATCTTTACAACTTCATCGCCAACGCGGGCATCATCATGCCCACTGTACGCACCACCATTCTTAAAGAACCAGTAAGGTTGCGCACGGTCAGGTATGCCATACACGCCATCCAAACTCTCGCCTAACAGGTCTGAAAGCTCCGCGCGGTTTATCTGCGTGCCGCCTCCATCCAATCGAAGTGGGTTCTTGATGCTTAGATAGGCCGGCATCACCAAACCATCCTCGCCGTATTCGCTGGCATCTGAGGCGCTTTCAGTGAAGTAGTAGCCTACGCTATCCCCCATGGCACCGCGGTTGTTAGTTTCGTTGCTGAACTCAGCGAAATCTGCGCGCGTCCCGTGATACACCACCAGCGGCTCGCCGGTTTCTGGGGCGACTACTTTACTTGCGTTTTTGGGATCGTTCTCCCAATCACCAAACCATTCCTTGAACCGTGGTGTACGCACCTGCACCCACTGGCGATAATTTAGTTTTGTTTTGCCGTCTGCCTTAGCTTTCTCATAAGCCACTTCACCGCCGTAGGCTTTCTCGGTATCCGAGAACTCTTTGCGTAGTGTTTCATCGTCGCTCTCACGACTGAACATCGGCTCTATCTTTGCCGCTTCTGGTGTCAGCAGGTTTTCATCCCAGATCACATAATTGTGAGTGCCGCCCTCCTGCGCATCTGCCACGGCCTGCCTCAGCGCAGGGGAGGCATCAAAGTTGCTCAGGTCTTTATCCAGCGCAGCGCTGATAGCCTGCGCCGGGTAGTCAAAGCCCAGCCACTCATCAGCAGCCAATGCACGAACCAACGCCTCATTCTTCGGAGATAATGCGCCTGTGCCGAGCAATTCGACAACATCAGCAAAGTCGGCATCTTCGGGCAGTTCAGCCAGAAACTCCCGCTTGATGTCTTTCAGCGGCCGGTGGCGGCTCACACCATCCAAGTACCGCAGGCCGGGAATGCCGAGAGATTGCAGGTATTCGGAGGCTTGTTGGCTGCCGGTCTTAGGAGAGTCGTGCCGTGCGTTTAGTTTCCCAGCAATGTGTGAATACAGCGCCCCTCCGGTCATTGCGCGCATCTCTGGCGGTATGTCGCCAGTTATCTTGATCCATTGTTTTACGCTCTCCCGGTCTTTTCCAAAAGTAACGCGGTTATCCATTGAGCGGAGCGCAGCCTTCACCTTCTCGCTCTGCGCGATCAGCGGCTTATCCCACAGCAGGTAGGTGTCATCCTCAGGGATTTCTACTTTGTAGAGTTGGCCTTTATTCTCGGCTTCGACGTAAGTTTGTAGCGCCCGACCGATTGCTGCCGTGTCGTAAGCCCTCATTGGCGCTGAAGCATTTTGTACTTTTCTGGCGTAGCTTGCTGGCTTGCCACCTTTGCCCGTCATTTCCATTGCAAACCTCTGGAATACAGTCAGCGCACTATCGTCATCCACGGAGACCCCTTCAGCCGCTAACGCATCGACCGCCATTTGACGGAAATTGTTGCCGCCCTTGCCTATCGCCAGAGTCTCACGATAATACTCCGCCACCTCTTTATTTCCGGCAAAGTAAAGCCCCCAGCCATAAGCCTGCGCGCCTTCACCCGTGCCGATCTTGTTCAGCTTGAAGCCTTCTTGCTCAATTCCTCTGTGCGGTGTGCCGTGGAATACGCGCAGGAATAACGCCTTGATAACGCCGGGCCTCTGCTTGGCTACAGGTAATTCATCAAGCACCTGCACCAGCTTATCCCTAAAGGCTTCTACATCCTGTAAATAGGCGTTACTGCCTTGGTCTTTCCAGCTTGTTGTTAGTGTTTTCAGAAACTCTAGGAATGCTTTGGCGATACGACGAAATGCGCTTTGGTCACGCTCGGCCAGCTTTTGCAAAAACACAGGATCGGTGAGCGCGTCCGACACAGCAGCAGCGGTAAGCTCCTCGATAGCGTGATCACGGCCACGATCAAAACCTTCTTCCTTGATATTGCGCTCATGCCAAGCATCCAATCGACCTTGGCGACGAACTTCGTTTTCAAGCTCTTGGTACGCCGATGGATTGGTTTTCTTTAGGTTATGTACCCACTCATGGGCGGCAGTCAGCGTGATAGGGTTCTGGCTGTTCTCATTGATGTACAGTGTGCCATCACGGAAATTGACACCCCCAAAGTCATCTACTTCTGGGGTGAGGTTTCTGAATAGAACGACTCGCGTTCCTGTGGTGTCAGTGAATCGAGCCAACGCCCGATGGAGTTGCTTAGGCAGTGATACGGCGCTGACTTCCCTGACGCGAACTCGCCCAATATCCCCTCGTCTCGCTCGCCATTCGTTGATTTTGTTTTCAAGCGCGCGGCTTGCCGTAGTTTCTTCTGCCGGTAGGTTGTGAGGCAGGCCGCTGGCGAATGTTTGCTCTTTTTCATCACGCAATTCCTGTTGGCTTTCTGCATCATTACCATTTCTATTAAAAAGCGCAACATTACCATCATCACCTTCCTTGGTTTGGATGGTGTCAAACAAATGGTCAAAGGCTTTACCAATACTTTCCATTTCAGAAACAGTTGGATATGGGTAGGTATCAGCATTCTCGCGGCCTGCCAACGCCTCATCCGCTTTCCAATAATCTTCACCAACGATGTTGGCTAAGTAATCATTGGCGGCATTTTGTTCGTGCAATTTGCCGATGATGTACGATTCAAAAGCTCTCGCCGCCATTTCTTCTCGGCTAGACCAATAATCTTTAGACCTACGCCCATCCAACTGTTCTGCCCGCTTCGGCATGCCAGAATCATTGATGGCTTTAATCACATCGTTAAAAGCTGCCAACACTTCTGGGCGGATGTTAGGCACAAGCGGGTTTACATCGCCATTAGTAACAAACTCACCCGTTCCGCCGTCAAGTTTGGCGAAGTAATTATCCAGCGCATGAAACCACTCGTGCGCCAAAGAACCAGCGCCACTCTCTTTGGTTAAGTTGATAACAACTTTCTCTGGTTCAAAATGCGCTGCCGCAGCATTTTTACCGCCTTTGCCGCGCGCACCAAAAGCAAGCCCCAGCTTGCCATTTAACGATATTGCTTGCGTAGGAATATCCAGCGCCGCTGCCAAGTCACTCAGCGCATCATACGCATTATCTAAATCTTGCTGCCTACGAGAACCTTCAACATAATTACCGAACTGCACGCCACGGAACTTAAACGCTTCGCTGAAAGCCTCTGGCGTAACAGCCGCGCCGTTGCGGTGATCGTCGCCAACACGCGGCGCGTTTTCTCTTCTGCGCTCAAACGGAATGGTTTTGTACCTTTCCAGCAAGGCTTCCATTTCCTCTTGGAAGCCTTCGGTTTTCTTGTACGCCTTCGCTTCTTCAAGCGTGTTAAACCGTTTCAGCTTGACATAATTCTTGCCAAGTTTTTTACCAAAAAAGTATTGGCCGCTACCGACTTCGCGCCACAAACCAAACTCCGTTTTCTTTTCGCTATTGGTTGTCGAGCTTTCACTCTGCTTCTTCACGAATGCAGAAACAGCTTCTTCTAGTGTTTTCCCCCACGCCACAGGGGTGCGCTTATCCTTCTCAACATAGTACACACGCTTGGCAGGGCTATAGCTCTCACCCATAAACGAATCAAAGGTTCCAACGCGCATGTCAAAATCTTTCAGCGTGGCTTCATGCCCAAGCGCCTTATACATTTCCGCTTTGCCCAACATGCTGGCGGCAATGCGCCCCGCGATGGATTCTTGCTCATTTTTTGGGTTCAGAGTTTTTACAAGATTATCGGGGGCGATTTCTCCGCTCAATAAATCCTCTGCAAATTCGCGCAGTGATTTCACCTTGTCAACCCATCCGTTCAGCTTCCAGCCTTTCTTTGGCTTGGTGGGCAACTCTTCACGCAAGGCACGCACAAAACCCACCATCAGAGGGTCAGCGCCACCTTTCAGCAGCTTGTCGTAGTTAGGTTCAGGCCACGATTGCGAAAGCGGTACGGCAGCCACATCCACAGCTTTGGCTTCTTTGAGCTTCTGCGCGTAATCTTTGCGCGCGCCTTCCAGCTTCTCGCCAAAATCCTCAATTTTGTTTGTTGCATTTTTCGGTTCTTGTTTGGCGTTTTGACGCGTGTCATTGGCATTCGCATCCCGTTTTGCATTTTCTTTACTAGAAGAAGGTCTAGTTTCATCAACACGGAACGGCGCAAGCTCTCCGTGTTCATCACCGAACATATACAGATTGACTGAGTAACCATCAGCAGTTGACCAGTTGTTAATGTTTAATCCTTCAAACTGAAGCAAATTAAACTTGTCATTCCTCGCTTGCGCTTCAGCAATGGCGTTTTCTTTCAGCCATGCCAATATCTTTTTGTTGTCCTTGGTTGATTGCCCCGCACTTGGTTTCAAGCTGTACTTTGGAAAAGGTGTGGTGTGACGACCAGACAAAGTAACAAACACATCGCCAGGCTCCAGCGTTTTGCGCTGCGACACTTGCCCTTCTTCTGGGCTGCTTGATGGCGAGACAGTAGAAGTTTTGGCTGGCGTTTTACTGCCAGAATACTGCTCTGGAACCCTGTCTAACTCCGTCAGTCCTTCTCCGTATTTCTCGTTGGCCTTTTCAATAACCTTTGAAAGCGGAGCCATATTTTTCTTTTCTGGCGCGGCTGGTCGTTCTGCTTTGTAGATAGACCCAAAGCTGTACCATACCCCGTCAATACTTACCTTGTTTCTTGCGTGTGAAACCCCATCAATTTCACCAAAGGCAGACTTATTATTTGAGATCATTGCTCTGACATACTCACCCCTCTCAAAACGGTCAGTCACAATCTCATCTTTTTCTCTGTCATACCGCTCAATGCTAAACTCATTGCGATTTGTGGTGGACACTGGTTTAGCAGCTTCTTTTTTTGATGCCACTAAATCCGTTTTGTTTGACTGTTTTAGCTCTTCATAGCCTTCGTCCAGATCGTCTGGATGCTCTTCTTTCAATGCGTCTTTAATATCAATGCTCTTGCTGCCAGCAAGATTCATAGCATCAAACAAACCCTTGGCCTGTTCGTCTGTCATCGCATCAATACGAGATTCCCATTCTTCGGCGCGCCCAGTAAGCTCTTCTCGTTCTTTTGCGACACGATCCATTTCTGTTTTTGTATCGCTGACCGGTTCCACATTGGAGCCAGACACATCCTCAGTACCATACTCTTCCCGCAACGCTTCCCACGCTTTGCGATTCATATTTTCTGATTTACTGCCATCTTTCACATTCCATTCATGGAATTGTTCAAACGGCAAAGCAGCCAAGGCCTTATTCAAATCCTCCCCATAAGCTGCTTCGAGTTTTTTAATCGCTGCGTCATAGCCGGGTGAGCCTTTCTTAATGCCTTGCTCTTTGGCTTGCGCGGCAATGTATTTGCTTTGACTGGTGTTGAGAATGCTGGCTGGTTCTTTCGCTTTGCCAATCTCGGTATTACCAGAAGCAACATTGTCCACCACGGTTTGAGCGGCTTCTTCAAACGCCTTGGTTTCAGCAGGGTTAGCAAGCAATGGCTTTTCACCGGCCAATGCTTTTGCATTGCGCGCCTTTTCCATTTCCTGTATTTGCTCTTCTGTTGCCAGCAAGCGATCAAACACAGCACGCACATCATCATTCAATTTCGCGCCTTCGTGCGAAGCCAAGAATGCTTTGATGGATTTATAAACCTGCTTCAGCCAACGACGAAAATTATCAAACGCGCTCTGCAAATCTTTGCTGGGCGCTTTGCCTTCCATCAGGTATTGCTCAAAACTTTCCGCGTACTGTTCGTGGAATTGACGCTTATCTTCCAGCGTCATGGCGTTCCATGCTGCCAATCGTTCTTGCATGGTATTACCGGCAATGCCAAACCATTTCAAAACGGTATCGGCATCGTGCTTCACCACGGCTCCGGCATTCTCCATGCCAGCCATGTCGATTTGTGTTTCTAGGAAAACATGCCCTGTTTCATGCAGGAAGGTGGAAGCGTCCGAATCCTTTTCAGACAGCGTAATGTCTTTGGTAGTAGGGTTTACTGCACCTTGCTTGGTGCCTTTGCCCTTCTGGAAAAATACCGCCGTCTCGCGCCCCAGCACGCCACCTGTTGCGCCCGTGGAGCGCACCCAATACAAACCCACCTGATCTTCTTTTCGCCACGCGCGCACGCGCGCATGCACATCAGCCAATAAGGGCTTGAGTTGATCCATCGGCATGGTTTTATGGCCTGCCGTTGGTGTGAGTCTGGTGTAATCTGGCTCTATGTTGCCCGCTTTGTCGTGGGCATGTTCAGCCCATCCGCGCTTTTGGAACTCGCGGAAAGTTTCGCCATTTGGACTTGGGCCATTGACGATGAACTCGCCATTCTCACTCACAGTGAACAGCAAAGCAGGCTCGTCTGTTAATCCTGCTTCGATTTGTTCTTTGCCGTAGACTTTTACATGCAGGGTTTTGCTTGCGCCGTCTCGGTCAATGCTTGCTCTAACTTCATAGCCCTTAAACGGGCCGAGCGGCGAAAGTATTTCTGATCGCGTTTTTGTGACTCTTCCTTGGAGTATGTCCGACACTCGCTCTGAAAGTTTGCGTATTTCAGCAAGTACCCCGGCTCGCGCAAGAGCCGAACCTCGTCCGGCGACATCCGGGTCGAAATTGGATAGGAATTGATGCTTTTCTCCCCGCTCCTGAGTTTCCGAATCAGTTCCCGTTTTGCCGCTTCTGTATCCATCAGGTCTGACATAACGCTCACCCCATTGGTTTTCACCGAGTTCACGAAATACTTCTTGCTGTGGTTTTGATAGTAACCCCAAAGACTCCAACAACGCAACTTGTTCGCTTGACAAACCACCAAAAGCATCATCTTTTTCAGAGTAAAGCTGCGACGAATCATCAGGAACTTCACCACGCTTAATCTCACCCTCCATGAACCGGCTGTAGTATTCCGAAGGCAGCATGTTCAACTGCTTTGCGCCCACCACAACGCGCGCCATCCATAATTGCGTCAGTGATTTAATGCCTTTTTCATCAGAAACTTGTGCGTTCTTTAATTTATCGGCAATTCTCTGGCGGGTTTGCATGGAGTCCATGCGGTATTGTTCATCGCTAAATCCTTCGCGCAGAATGTCATTGGCCTTCTGCTGTACCGCTTCTGGCTTTTCTGCAAGTACGGCTTTTGTTTCTGGGTTTTGTTTTGGCGCAGGCTGTGTTTTTTGTTGCGAAGATTCCGTCTTATCCATCAACCCTTGAATCTTGTCGCGCATGCCGCTTGGTAATTTGCTCCAATCCTGCTGCGCTAACTGCTGACCAATAACGCTCAGTCCATTGGATTGCGTAGGCCAGCCACCTTCTTGTTTGAGTACCGCTTTGCGATCCTCAATAGACATAGACTGCCAACGAGTAGCATGATCGGGTGTTTCCGACTCTTTGCCGCCACCAGAAAAAATATCTTGCTGTCCCTGCGCGGCGGCAACATCGGCCGCACGGTCAGAACCCGTCAGCGTGAACTGACCTACCTCTGCATCAGCATTGGCTTTGTCTTGTGCGGCTTTTTCGCGTTGCGCCGCTTCTTCTTTGGCTGCGGCTTGCGCGGCTTCCTGCTCGGCTAGTTGCTGTTCTGTTTGGCTTGTGAGGCCAAATGTTTCTCTGCCACTTCGTCCAGCCCGCTCAGTAGCGCCTTCATGTGCGCCAGTTGTCGCGCCCGTTCCTCGGCCGTGATCGGTTGCTGGTTGTTGGCGGGTTGTTGCTGGTTGTTCTCTGATGAGGTTTGCGTCATTTCCAAACTCCTGCTTGATCCGTTGGTTGGCGTAGGCAATGGCAGCATCTTTGGTAGCTTCAAGATCATCACCGAACATACTGCCTTGTGATTGATGCGCTTGATTTTCGTAATCTGCCAACCATCCTAGCACCATCGCCACTTTTTTGGGCGCACGGATGTTTTTCTCCATGTAATCCGCAATAGCTTCTTCATGCGCGCTGTATCCGCCCATCAAATCTTGCTGACGGCCTAGCTGCTCAACGGATGTGCCAGATTCTCTAGCTTTTTGATACATCTCTGCGGCGCGCACAACCAATCGCTTCGTGCCGATAGCGGCCTGTGCTGGAAGCCTTGCAAATGCCGCTGCTGATTGTGTCAGCGCAGACATTAAATTGCGTGATTGTTCCGTATCTTCTGTTGCCGCGTTGATTAAATCGTCATTGTTAAACCCAATAGCTAACATAGCGTGCTGGATTCTTTTTTCCACGGCAGGCAAATTGACGCTGCCATCTCGTTTGCGCAACGCTGATGCTTCATTTGAAGGCAAGCTATTAACAAAACGGTGGATAAGGTTCATGTTTTTTGTTGGCGAAAACTTCCCATCGTCATCCAACACAACATCATGCAAATCACCCAAAACACGCGCATCATTGTTTGCTTGTTCTGCGGCAGACAAGCGCAAGCCTTCGCTGGCATTTGACCACGCGCCCATGTCGCCTTTGTTGTCCAAATTGCTATAAACGCGGACTAAAACAGGCTCATGCAATTTATCAATGGTCTCTTTATCTGTATTATAACTAGCAGCATCATCGGTTAATTTTTTTCGGTATTCGCCCGCGCTGCCTTGTTTATACGCCTCGATCAAACCGGCTCCGCGACCATTTGTTAATGTTCTTAATACGCTTGGCGGTAATGGTTGGCTATACGCTGGATTTATATTGCCTTGTGTATCGTGTGATGCTTGTAATTGACTAGCCTCAACAATCGCATAACGAGCCTTAATTTTTCGCCCATCTGATCCGGTTATGATTTCTTCTGGTCCAACTATAGGCAACGCATCCCATTGGTCGTCGGCCATATAAACCATCGGGGCACCTGATGACGGGGTTTTAGACTGACTCAACCTATCGTAATCAGGGTTGTTTTTTATGTCCGTCATTTGAAGCAACGAATCCGCGCGCCGTCTATCACGATTCTGCATTTCTGGATTCTGGAAAATCGAGTTAGATTGCTGTAATTCTTGTTGCTGCATCGAGTTACTGACGGGCGCAGCGGCATTCGCAGTGATTGCGCTATTCACTTTTTCTTGTGCGCCCAGTGGCATGTTGTGCCAATTCAACTGAGACAGGCGATTAGCAATCACATTAGGGTTGCCATTTCTGTCTGACATGCCATCCACGCTGGTCAACACAGATGCTCTCTGTGCCGCATCCATAGCATCCCATTGTGCTGCAGAGTTTTGCTCGTTCTGGCCCAGCATTGTAGCCACATCGCCTGCACGACCAATCTTGAAGGCAGGGAATTCTTTTTGAAGACCAGATACAACACTATCCGGCAGTGACGAATTAACAACTATCGCTTCTACCTGGCTGATATCGCGAATGCCGCCCTCAATACCATCTCGCGCAATTAAAGTAAATGGCCCATCAGAATATGCCGATCCGTCACCAGTTCCGCCTGTTGAGCGATGGCCGTCTGGTCGTCCTAGTGGCGCAGTAAAGAGCGCGCCGCCACCTCTATTTGGATCAATTCCGTTTGTTAGCAAAGTCCGTAAATCCGATAATGCAGCTCCCCTTGATTTTGCCATTCCATGAGACTGTCTGGCACGCAACTCATTAGGCAGGCTGCGATACTGTGATTGATCATCAATCCCACCACTAATTAACTCATCTTGCAGTGACGTTCTATTCTGGTGGTACCAGTCCCTGAACCCCGCGTCAGCATCACCTAGTTGCCCTGCTGAATCCTGCGCCGTTTCGTTCTGTTGGATAGCTGCTTGCCGTGCTAGATGATCAGTTGCACCACTATCAACCGCCATCGCGGCGGCATCCGATAATGCACCGGCATTGGGATCAAGTCCCATGCGCTCGGATGGTTTTTGTGGTGGCAACTGCCCTGCAATTTCTGAGAGATTTATCGCGTCTTGGCCAGCGCCATCACTATTGTTTGTGAGGTTTTGCTGACCATTAAATTTTATTTTTTCTCGCGCGATCCGCTCATTTGCTTCCTCGAACATTAGCTGTTGATTTAGGCGCTTTTCCCTGTCCAAGTCTTCTTGTGTCGCATCCGAGCCTTTGCTTTGGATAAGGTCAATCTCTTCTTGTATTTGCTGTTTGCGGCTTCTTGCTTCATCGGGCCGTGCAAGCGGATCGACTCCAGCGCCATCACTATTGTTTGTGAGGTTTTGCTGACCATTAAATTTTATTTTTTCTCGCGCGATCCGCTCATTTGCTTCCTCGAACATTAGCTGTTGATTTAGGCGCTTTTCCCTGTCCAAGTCTTCTTGTGTCGCATCCGAGCCTTTGCTTTGGATAAGGTCAATCTCTTCTTGTATTTGCTGTTTGCGGCTTCTTGCTTCATCGGGCCGTGCAAGCGGATCGACTCCAGCGCCACCACCAGAACCAGGGTTGGCTGGATTCGGGTTGGTCGGGTTATCCGATGGATCGGCGGCATTCTGAGCGCCCCCTTGACTCATTCCATACTGAATAGCCTTCTGAACACCAAATGTTCCAGCAGATTGACCAATCGAAGATAGCGCTTCAAGGCCAGCGTTCTTAGTATCCCAATCGTCAGAAGCAAGGCCTTGGCCAAAATACTCGCCCGTAAACTCACCTACAGGCTCCAAAGCTGCCGCACCTGCGTTGCGCGCAATGTTCTCTGCGCCCTTCTGTGCTGCAAGATATTTCGCGTCCTTATTGACGAGCGCATCAACAGCGCCGGATTTTTTAGCCGCCGCCACAGCAAGATGGTCTGCCTCATCAATACCAAGTGTTGTCAATGCTCTTGCGGTAGCCGCCTTTAATGGCCCTGTCAACAACGCATGAGAAAGCCCTCCGGTGACGGTATCAACCGCACCAAGTACACCACCTTTTATTCCCGTTTGTTTGAGTAGCTGATCTCTGTTCTCATCGAGATATTTTTTTACAGCAGGAGTGTCAGAAGGGTCAATGCCCGCTTTTTGCAAAGCATCCTGTACCTGCCCGCCCCCCTCAACCAGCGCATTGCCAGCCGAGCCTCCAACTAAACTCCCAACAACAGCGCCCGCAACATTGCCCACCACAGGCACCTCGGAGCCAGCCGCCGAGCCAAGTGCCGCGCCTCCAAAAGTTCCAACCATTGGCGCAATAGCATTTGGAAGTTGCGTTATTACGCCTTCTCCCATTGCGCGCAAATCCCTGCCGACTTTTTTCACGCCAGGAATAAACCCTTTTGCCTCGGTGTAGTCATCAGCTATTTGTTTGATGGTGTTTCCAACGCCACCTAAAAGCCCGTCTCCTTTTTGGTAAGCATCGTAAAGTTTCTGGCCTTCGAGCATTCCGGGGTTGGCTTGGTTGTATTCGTTAGACGCTTTTACAGTTTCAGCTAACCCCTGGGTGTCGTTAAACACCAATTGCTTTGTCATTTTGGAGTTGAATCCGGTATTTTTTATCCCGCGATCCAAGGGTCCGTCTTGCGAATCTTCTATGCCAGCTAAATAAGCATCGGGATCAAACTTTTCTGTGGTTTTGTCATCTGTTACAGACGATTTACCAGCAAGGTAAGCATCAGGGTCGAAGCTCATAGTCCAAGACTCTTTCTAATTCGTGCAGCACGAGGATCATTTGGGTTTTCTTTTAGCCAAAGCAAAGCATCTGCATTTGCTCCTGCACTTTGCCGCCCCGCACCAAGCTCTTGCCCCGTTCTGGAATCTACCCATCGTTTAGGGTTGTTCAGCACCATGCCCGCCTTTTCGTCGAAAGACTGGCCACCACCAACATCAACCAAATAATCTTTCGGATTGTCTGCTTTGCCTGAAAGATCACGGATAGATTGCGCAATGGCGGCGCGCTCTTCTGGCGTATTTGCTGCATCGTATTTTTCATATAGCTTTTCTTGCCTTGCAGCCGCGCGGTTCGCAAGTCCAGCAGATTCTTTGTTTATACCCAACTGCTCTAATGCCACTTGCTGAGGAATAACAGACCTTGCGTTTGCGCCATACTCTTGCATTTCAGCGCGGTAGTTTGCCCCGTCATTTGCCAGTTCTGAATTTGCCCGCGAAGTAGCATTGTTCTCTGCGTTCTCTTTAAGGCCAGCCAATACCCTGACTTGATTGGCTGTTAGCTGTCCATTAGGTGATCCTGCGTAGGGAGATAGACCGTTACTCAATCTGGCATTGCGCTCTTCTGTCGCAGTATCACCAACAAATGTCACCCTGCCGCCACCTGATCGCGCAGAACCAGGCACAAACCCTGTGTCACTAACGGGCGCGCGTGTACCACCAAAACCACCTCCAGGCACAACCATATACCCACCACGCCTAGGCGCTTCGCCATTGATGGTGAAGTTTTCGCCAATGTTGTTTCCGCTGTATTTATTGCCAACCTTGGTGAGATTGCCGTTCGCATCGTATTCATCGCCTTCACGAATCACGTTACCAACGGCAGGAGGCTTAGTGGCTGGTGTAGTGTTGGCGCTGTTTGTTGGCGCAGCAACAGAGCTAGTATCAACCGGCTTTGTAGCAACATTCGCTGGTGGGCGCGCTGTAGATGGCTTATTAACTGCTGGAGAATTGCTGTTTGTTTTGGGCTGTTCAATAGAATTAGGATTATTCGCAACAGGCTCATCGCCTATACCAAACAGACCCTTTCCGGCCTCTGTCGCAAAATGAACAATAGGGCGCGCCTGATCAACTGCGATAGCCGGAATTGCACCAGCCAAACCGCGCACGCCCGCTCCTATGCCACGCACATAATTCCCTTTATCAAACTGCATGCCAGCTTGATTCCAGCCATCGCTGACTACGCCGCGCGTGTCGCTGCCTTCGGCAAGCGGCGCTGTGATGGGGTTGTTACGCAATACAGCTTTGCTCATGTCATTGGCTTTTTCCAAAAAGCCCTTTGATGGTGGCGCAGCATCCACTGGCGGCACGACTACAGGGGCGGCAGGTTTCTCTACAGGTGCGGGTGGCGCAACAGGTTCAGGCGCAGCCATACCTTTGGGAACTTGTGAATTATCAATTTTGGCAAATGGATCAAGACCGCCACCTACCGAAAAATTAGGCTTTGGTTTTTCGTCATCCACTACGCCGCCATTAGCAAAAAAAGCCGTGGAAGGTGCAAAGCCTTTGGCGTTGCGGACAGGGGTATGCGTGGATTGCTTGAGGTTATTTAACGCCTGTACACCTACGGCATGCACCTGTTCAGGCGGCATTTCATACTCGCCGTTGCTCACGTTGACCGGTGCGTTTTTACCAAGGTTTTGTAGTACGCTGGCTCCGATTGCCTGAGTCGAATCAGCAGGCATGATGTATGTTCCTACTGGCATATTGCGCTGAATATCGTCCGATGTACCAGTGCCTTTTCCGCGAATCACGCCGCCATTGGCATAGCCTGACGCTTCATCAATTTGTCGTTGGCGGTTGGCTAAAAAACCTCCGGCGCGGCGCGCAGTGCCATTACCAAGCAGTGCCAAGTTTTGCTCTGGCGCAGACGGCGGCGTAGATACAGGCGGCGCAGCAGCAGGCGCTGGCGTTGCGCTGGTTGGCTGTTGCGACTGCGGTTTAAACCCTAATTTGGTTTTGATGTAGTCCACCACCCCACCATTCGCTAAATGCTGTGACGGTTGGCGGTTTTTTTTAGGGAGTGCTGGACTGAGCGCGGGCATGCTGAAACATCCTCATGGCGTGGAGCATAAAGATATATTGGTAAATCGCGTGTTAAGTTTCCAACCTTACAGGGGCGTAGGTGTTAGTGGCACTCCATTTGCCCGTTATTCATTAAAAATAGCCGATCAGTACGAATAGTTGTAACTGGTTGATGTAGATGTGCTGCGTGAATCTGAACTGTTTGCCGATCCAGAACCGCCAATACTGGCCGATACATGCGCCGCTGACATAGCGCCTGCTGCCAACTGCGCCGTGTACGCGCCTAGTGCTTTGGCTGCTTCCAGCGCAATCTGTGCTTGCTGAATGGCTCTCTGCACTTGCGCGGTGTATTGGCTTACTTGCATTTCTGCATACGCGATATTGGTTCGTGCTGTCATGTCAGCAAATCTGGCTTCTACCTCAGCCTCAGAAACAGCAACATTGGCTTTGGCGCGCCACGCTTCCACTTCCGCCTGATACGTCATGGTGGCGTTTTGCACCACGCGCAGGTTCACGTCCGCTTGGGCTTTGTACATGTCCACGTCACCCAAAAACTTTTGAATGCGAGCTTTGGCCACATCCGTTTTGGCTTGCGCCTCTTTCACCTTAATGTCGGCTTGGCTGGCAACCGCCTGTACGGTAGACGCATAAGCACGGGCTTGCGCGTCATAAACCCCGGCTTTCGCAGATTCGCCTTTCACGCGCGACTCATAGGCATCAAACTTCACCTTTTCAGCAGCAATTTGCTCTGAGTACGCTTGCACATCTGCGCGGTACGCATCGAACTGGTTTTTGATGGTGTCAGCGCGCACAGACGCGCCCTGCATCAAGGCTTTGTACAATTCGACATTGGATTCCACGGCAGACAATCGCGCCTTGAATACTTCCACGCGCTGCTGATTGATCTGGCCAACGGCAACCTGCCCTTCAACCGCTGTTTTATAGGCAGTAAGTTGAGCAATCGCCGCATCCAGTTTGGTTTTGTACACCTGAGCCAGTGTTTCAAACGCGGCATTTTGTGCATTAAACAACCCAATCTGGGCATTGAACACGCTAATTTGCGCTTCTGCTTGGTATTTCGCCACCTCAAACATGCGCTTGGCAGTGTTTTCAAACAAGTTTTGCGTGAGTTGTTCCAGCGCCATGCCTTGCTGCACAGCAAAGCGCAGGTTCTCAATTTCCCACTTCGCCGCTTCCAGCAAAATATCTCGATTGGTTTCTGCCGCTTTCAAGCGACCCTGCTCCAAAATCACGTCCGTTTGTTTGACCAACATGCCGGGCGGCATGGAAAAATCGCGCGCCGCCCAAGTGTCTACGGCTTCTTGCAGTGTACGTTTGGATTCCGCGCTGTCGCGTTGGCGCGCGCGCGCGAACAGCGCATCCTCAACCGCTGGCGGCAATCCTGTTCCACCGGCCATCATGCGTTTTACTTGGGTTTCTAATTCGTCCAGCAATTCCGATTCATACACCGGCTCCGCCCAATTTATAAACACATCAGGAACGGTCACGCCAGTCAAGCTGGGTGGAGCGCCATCAAACGCGGGAAGCACCGGAAATTGAAAATCGGGCAGGGTTATCTGCGTCAATGTTTCCATGTCGGGCAGAGTAATCGTTGGCGCGACTGGAATATCAATATTGGTATCAATGGTTGGCTTAGTGGGCGGCGTAATAACTGCCATGTAAGGTGCATCGGGAATACTGATGGCCGCAAACACGGGCGCGGCAGGAATAGCATCCAAATCACCCAAATCCAAATCAGCAAGCAAATCATCTATCGTCACCGCCGCAGGCTCGGCAGGCATCACGAGTGTAGCTGGCGTAAATACTGGCACGCCATCTAAGCTGATGCTTGGCGTGGGAAGTGTTGGCACGCTCAACGCCGGAGGATCGGCAATCGCCGCCACCTTAATGCCAGCAATTTGATTGAGTGCACTTGTTAGCTTGGCGCTGTATTCGTCTGCCATGCTGTTCATTTTGCTGATCTGGTCTTCTACCACATCAACGGCTTGTCCCAAAATGCTGTCAGGTGCAATACCCATGATTATGTTCTCCGGCGTGTTGGCGTTATATCAACCAACAAATTATTGACGTAGGCTTTTTCTGCATTGAAGCGCAGCGCAAACTGAAAATGACGACCACGCAATCCACGCCCAAAAATGAATCGACCGTTGGTTAGTTCGTCTGCTGTTTCGTTGACCAGCGTGTAGGTGTAGGTTTCTGGCGTGCCAGATTGTGTTGTTGTCACATCCATTTGCGCCGTGCCATTGGTTTTCTCGTATTCCAAGTACGCATGGATTGGATGCACCAAGCCGTTCTCAATCCCTAAATCCATTTTTCCTGTTTGGATAAACCCACTGACCACACCGCTGCCTCCAGACAACGCATACACGCCGTCATCCTTTATGCCGTAAGCAACATTGTTGATAACAGCCACTTGCGAAAATGCGTACTGCGCGTACTGTGAGGCCGCCCACGTTTTAGTGTTAGCCGTCCACGCAACACCAAGCGGCTCATAAAATAGCTCGTCAAAAATAACTGCTGATTCTGCAAATAAATTACTCGCTGTCAAATGGTCGGCTGTTTCATTGGACAATACCGCCACATCAGCCGCATTGTTGTTTGCAGCAAAAAAGCCTGTCAGCGTATCGCTAATCGTGGCAACATCTGACAATAATTGCTCTACGCGAATAGCGTCCGATACGCTGTCATGCGCTTGAATCGTATCCGTATGCGAGTCAGAAAAACCCGATAGCGGCACATCAACCGCGTGCAGCGTGTCTTCTGTGAGGTTTTGAGAGGTTCTTTGCGTCGAAAGTGTGTCACTAATCGCTAGAGTATCGGTGGTCAGCGTAACGATAGATTGATCCAGCGAATCTTGTGCGGTAGCTGAATCGGAAAAAATTGTAGTAATTTTGTTTGTTGTTTTGTCAGTGACAACAATCCAATCGGCAGAGTAGTTTGTCGCATGAATACTGTCAGATAACGTATCACTAATCATCAAGGTTTCTGATGTGATAGTGGATGCGCTGCCCGTCACTTCGTCGGCAATCACTGCGCTGCTAGAAATGCTAACCGCCAGACCAAACAGCAAGGCTTCCGATGCTTTCAGCACATCGGTAAACAGTTGGCTAAACTCTGACTGTGTACTATCAGAAATCACCAGCGTGTCTTGTGTATCGTCAGTGTAATTACTCATGGATCACTCCAATAAAATGGTGCGCTGCCGTGCTGTCGGCTAGTGAGCTATGCCCCCAATGCTTTCTTTGGGTGGAATTGCTTTTTTCTGATTCGTACACACTGCCATAAACCGAGTTGCCGAATACAACCTTACAGGCGTTGGTGTAGAAAATACCCACATAGGGATCAGGTGAAGGCGCAAAGAATGCGCCGCGCGGTGGATGCCCTTTGGACACCACTTGCGGGTCGTCCATCAAGCTCACCTTCATCTCGCCGTCTTCGGAATAATCACCCTCTGATGTAGTAACGGTTCCATCTATTTGTGGCGGACTACCTCCGCCAGAAAATTGATAAGCGGCGGTGGGGCGTATCAACCACGAATAATCGCTAGGCAGAGAAATCCACGAACCGCTGCCCACTTCGGCAGAGCAGCCTGTACTGGATTCTTGCTCCATTGTTACCCACACGGGATTGCCGTCTACGGGATATGGGGTTTGATTCATGTTGGGCAAGCCACCCCACCATGCCCAAATCCTGTCATTTGTCCAATACCTATAACTGATAGGGTCTGGCACAGCAGCAACGCTACTACCGGAAGAGGATGTTTCACCCGAAATACTGGTGCGCTTGCCATGCAGCACGGCGTTACGGCACAAGTAGGGAATACAGACCGCCACTTCGAGCGTTTGCCCTTCGGTGGTGTGGTTTGATGTGTGTTGCAGAAAATAATGGTTACGCCAGATAGTCCCTGGTCGCCCAAAAAAATCATCAAACGAAAAGAACGGCGGGTTATCAACGCCCATTGGAGAGCTGCTGATTGTTGTTGTGGTTATTTGTGATGGCAATTCCTTGCGCTCATCAAAATCCGTGGTGTAAAACCGTCCAGCAAAAATAGCGGGGCCGGTAATTGTTTTGGTAAACGAGCCGGTCAACATACACGGCTCAAACCCATCATCCACTTTTGGTTCATTGACTTTGGTTTCACGAAAATACTTAACCACTTTGAGCGAATCGCCAATGTAGTAGCCGAACATAATCGTGTCGCAGTTTGGGTTGATGTGGTATGCGTTTTCCCCTCCCTCTGGCCTGGCAGGTAAAAAAACATGCGAGACACATCCATCCATAAACGGCTCAGGAAACTTAATCTCTGGCTGGCCAGGATCGAATAGCCATCCTCGCCCCGTCTCTCGAATGCTAACCGAGCCAGTGGCAATAGGGTCCACTTCTAAGTTGTCCCAATAATCCACGTCAGATTGTGTGGCCTGACGGGAAGCATGACTCAGAATCGCGTCCGTTCCCACGCGGCGCAGCTTGTATTTTATGGCGAGGTTTTTGTGGTTATTTTCTTTGAGCAATTCGTACAGCGATGCCACATAGCCGTTGAGCTTGGCTTTATCGCTGTCGCTATTTGGCACATCCATCAGAGCCAACACGTCATCATCTTGTTCGCCAATAGACAGCTTTAATTTGTATGACAGCCCATAGCCCAAGCCGGTTTCTACCACATAGTCGTAGCAGGTATTAAACCCTTCTGTGCCTTTGGTATTGAAAGACCAGCCACACGCCGATGAGTAGGAATTGTGTTGGTAAAAATCCGCTGCATCACCCAATTTGATGGCAACGCCAGCGCGCTTCCATGCCAATACATCGTTTTCGCTAGCAGGAAAACCCTCTCCTGACGGCATTCCGCTAAACCGATCTAAGATCGAGAGGATTTCTTCGTCGCCCACTTCTTCCATGTATTCACGAAAAGCGTCCGTAGTGGTAGCTGGAATCGTAGGTAAAGGCATTGCCCACACACCACTAGGACTGACACGCAATAACCAAGGCTTGCCATCAGCGCCAAAAGCAACGCCATTCGTGTTGTTAAACTTGTAATCATATTGAAACTGTCCGTTTTTTTTTGGGAAGCCGGTGTAACCCGGCAAGCGTTTATTGTTAAGTTCTTGTTGTATCCGAACGCGGTATTTTTCGGGTATTTTCAAGCGCGCGCGCTCAATAGGGGTGTCCGGTAATTCGCTCAAATCCTGTCTGCCATAACCGCCAACAATCTGCATCACCTCCGCCATTGCGCCGGAATACCATGTAGGCCGTTGGGCGACATATTGCGTATAGAGTAATGCCGTTTCGACTTTGGGCGCAAGCTCGTACACCATTTCACTATACGGAATCGCAAAGCGCATCAAGTGCGGTTCTTTTTCAACCTCTATTTCATCGTCGTAGTTAGCAATGCGCCGCCGCGCACCCTCAGACAATTTCAGTCCTACACCTTCATTTGCACCAACAACGGCTTTCGTTACTACGCCAGAAAACAACATGGGGATGTAATCATGCGCCAAACCGTCAATATCTGGATTGATCGCATCCGGTAATGGCTTGTGCGTGATACAGCGAAACGTGCCACCCATGTTCTGCGCAATGACATACCCGCCATCTGGCAGGTTTCTGACCATGCGCAAACTGTCCACGCCAGATAACTGACGCAGATTCGTGAGTTTGCGCGCTAACAATTCAAGTGCGGCGCTATCCTGTTCTGTTAGCGCGCTCCCAACGGACAATAGCCCGTGTGGAAGCGGCTGATGCACATTACACCGTCAAACTAATGCGATACCCAATATCCCACACGTCACCATTTTGCAGCACACGGGTGGCTGAGTATTTAGCAGCAGAAATCAGCGCGCCTGTTGTTCCGCCGCGCGTGCTGTTGGTCAGCAAGCCAATGCCATTTACATTTAATGATGTGGCTGTTGCAATCGTTACTGATGCCTTGGCAGCAAAGTTATCAATTTGCGTGCCAGTCACGCTGGCTGGCGGCGTCCAGACGGGGCGTGTGGCAGCCGTGTAGCCTTCGGTTTGACTCACAATCTCACTAGCCACAGACGCAAAGTTTGATGCAGTCCAGTTTTGTGCTGGCGTTGCAGAACCACTAAACGGAGCCAGATAAAACCCAGCGGGTTTTGCTGTTTGTGCCAACGCCACACTGAGTAAAAAGGCAATGCCTTCATCCACAATGGTGTTACAGGTAATAACTTCGGGACCCCCGTTCACGCTATCGACATACTCGCCGCGCAGTAACGCGGATTGCACGGGAAAATAAATCCCTTCATCAGTAATATCGTAGGCTTCTTTGGCTATTGCACGAGCCAGTTCTTTTTTTAATGAGTGAGACATGTGGATTACTCCAGTTCATGTGCTGCACTCATGCGCTGCTGTTTAATTGACCCAATACGGGTTCTTTTTATCCTATAACGGTTAAAACGCGATTGTCCAACACTACAGAGGTGCTTGACGCTGCCTGTATTCCTGATAGTTTCCCAGCATGTAGCTCAATCGTTTGTCCGTCAGGTGTGCCTACGACATACCCGTTTTCCGCCAACCATAGCGCACACGCTGCACCGCCTTGCGCCAAGTCTGCTCCAAGCGTGTCTGCATCCACCAATAACGCGCTGTCCGGCACAGGAGCTTGCGATCCTTTTCGGTTTATTGTCATTTCTGATGGCGTACTGCCCGCCAAAAACACTACATGGGTGGTTTGGCCAACCCAAATACCGCCGTTCACCGGAATAACAAACGTAATGCGCTGCGGAAATTGCACAAACCCGTGACGTTCGTCATGCAAATGAAATGCCATTGCTTCCGAGAAGCGCAACACATTAGCGATAGCTGTCAACAAACGTCCGCGCCAATAACACAGATATTTGCCAGTAGGCATAGGTGATAGGTATTGGAATTGTGGCGGCGCGCCGCGTTCAGGCAGCAGAGGAATGGTGGCACTCATGGAGGTAATTGGGTAATCCTCAGCACGATACAGCTCGCTGCCGTTGGCTGCGGTTAAATACAGTCTCACGCCAGTCACCGTCATATCAAAACAAGACGGAAACATGATGGTTAATTCGCCGTTATCATGCAGTGTTACAGAGCTAATCATGGATGTGGCGGATTCCATTTTGCCACGAAGCCACGCCACGGCCACGCCATACGTTCCGGCCGTTACAGATTCTCCACCCTCATTTGCTACAACCAATGGCGCGGGCGGCGTAGGGATAGTGAGCGGCACAGCTTCGCTACCATTAAATTGAAAAAGGCCTCTAGGCGCCGCCACCACAACCTGATTATTCACCACGGCATGACAGGCAACACCCTCTCCAACTTCTGTCAGTATTTCACACGTCCAATCATCTGGCGAAATCCGCACCCAGTCGTCATTCAGCGTGCCAAAAACATCCTTGTGCAATGGGCTTTGCCAGAGGTTTTTGTAGCGAGTGGCTGTTGCTAATCGAGAGTTTTCGCGCAGCCGTATTTTCCCAGCCGGTGTGATGTTGATATTAGAAGCATCACGCACATAAACGCCACTTTCACCAACAAGTGCAGCATCTTCTGCTACTGTATTCATTCCCAAGACGGGCATTAAATTAACGTCAGACATGTTGCGCTCCTTTTCTGTATTGATCGCTGTTGCCGTCAGGTCTAATAAATCGAACGGCTGGTACGACATTGGGCGTGCCTGATTGCGCCGTGGAAATCCCTACAGGGGTAATGACGGTCACAGGGCGTGGAATTGGCGTGCCAGTGACACGCATACGTTGTTCAAACGCATTCACATCGTATTGACAGATAAATGCGTCAAAGCCCGTGAGTGGCAAATCGCGCACCTTGAGCGAAATCCAACTGCCTGCACCAAACGCACAGGAGTCTATGCCGCTTGGCTGGGTTGGCATGGGCGAGCCCACATGTAAGTGCTGCCACGCATACGGTTTATCCATGTTGTCCGATGCGCCAAAACGCGCCGAATCCCATCCTTGGCCAGCAACCGTGCGATTGAAATGTTCGACCAAGGCTGACGTGTATTTTTTGGCATCAAAACCGGATACAGCAATGGTTTGCGTGCCGGATGGCGGGCGACTAACGGTAGGTGTTCCGCTGGCAAAGCCATCTGTGGACGAAAATTGTTTGAGCGTTTCTTCGTTCGGCAATGTTGCCCAGCCAACACGCATAGAACGAATACCATCAGGCGCAATGTACGATAGTCGATTAAATACACTAGGCTGACCGTAACCACTTTCTGGCACGTCAGGGAAATGGTATTGCTGCAAGACTCGATGTTTTAACTGCACAACAGGCGAGCCAAACACGGAACCCGGCTCGTGGTCTTTGCCATCCACATAATGCAACGGTAGTCTTGATGAACTCTTTGGATGATTCAGCACAGCCTGTTCAGGGGCTTCCATCACTGCCCAAACCGTGTGTGGTGACAAAGACGGCGCAGAGGGCTGAAAAACCTGCGTGAGCGGAAACTCTTTGACGGCTATCGTGCGCGTTTTGAGGTAGGCGGTTGGCTTGCCAAATAACACCTCCCAAATACCAGGCTCCACACGAATAGAATTGGCGTGAATTGTTGCTCTGCCGAACTCTGACGTTTGCGCACCAGACGTATAGATAATGTTCTGCTGAAACTTTGGCGTGCCAACCTGAGAAGGGAACGGCGGTGACACGCCGTCACCTTCTCGATTTTCGTCACCATCCAGCGTAACAACTTGCAAGCTGTATGGCGGAGAGAGCGTTTTTGTGACTGTCATATACTGGCTAACATCGAGCGCACCAATACCGTTGGACAATGAGATGCGTTGCGTGCGATCCGCAATCCGCGTGCTACCAAAAATCTGTGTGTTGCTGCCCCATGCAACAACCTCTCGCCATTGTGTTCTTACACCAGCTTGTCCAAATGATTCGTTGTTGTTGCCGTAGGTGTGCAATTCCGGTGTAACGTTATGAAGGTTTGGAGAGCCAACATCGTTTTTCAGTGTCCATCGTGGCGTTATCTTGTTCCAATGAATCAGCACATCAGTTGCTCCAAACCCCAAATACTCTTTACCCACGCAATCAATGTAGCGCGTATGCAAATCAACTTTGGGTAGAGGTATTATTGGCGGGGCAATGGCGTACCAACCACCGCCAGTCGTGATGGTTCTTTCTGCGAAGGAAATCATAGGCGACGACACATTCAACGCATCAAACCCGCCAATGCGATCAAACGTGCGGCGGGTGTTGATAATAGAAGCATCGTTACCAAATGCTTGCGCGCCGAAACCAGTAGGCGATAGCACGCGGGCGGCATTATGTACAACGCCAAATCCAGAGAAGTATGGCGCATCCATTCCGCTCAGCATCACCGAGCGAACACGGTACGCCGCCATTGTTTTTGGATTGATGATGGATGCGTTCATGCCGATTGGCGCAATCGCTCTGGCTGCATTTTCGACAACGGCCAATCCGTGCTGGTCGTTTTTTGCGCCTATCACGCCAATGGTTTTGCTTCTGTTTTCCACCAGTACAGATTGTGATACACGAGGCGGAACCAAGCCGGATTCCCCGTCAAAACTTTGCGTAATGTATTGCGTTTTTAGGAACGCGGCAGCCTTGCCGAATCGTCGCCATTCTTCTGGCAGATACGTCTTGAACCCTACTGGCCACGCGGTTTGTGTGAAGTTGGCGATAGTCGGCGTGCCACACACCCCAGCCACGCCTTGCGGATACACCGCAGCAATGTCTGGAATAATGCGCGATCCCCACAGTGTCATGGTATCGCCAAAAGGCTTAATGATTTGTTTGGTGTCGCTGATTTTGTGATTCGTCGCAGTATCAGGCGCAATGCCTGCTGGGGCTATTGATCGCCGCAAAAAAGAAACATTGTTCGCAAGACCAACACCTGTGTGCTCGGAGCCTGGTGTATAAATCGTGCGGCGCGCATAAGTCACGCTTACGCCCTCACCTGTCGCAAAACCTTCCACGCCGGTTGCTCGAACGGTGCGTGTGCTGTAGGTCACGCTGCCTTTGCCGTACTTAGCGGCATCGTCACCTGCTGTTTCTATAACACGATGGCGCGATGTGACAACGGGCGAGCCTAATTCCCCTACAAAACCCAACGGCACTAAAGCGGGTGGTTTACTGATAGCTCCAGTGCCAGTCTGCAAGCTATTCCATCCAGATGGTCGTGCTGTTTGGTTGGGTTCTGCAATGCTGTGGTTAGGCATGGCTGGTGGTGCAATGCCTGTTGCAAACAATGATGGCGTTTGATTGGCAACCGTTGTTGCTCCAACATCGTGTGGCGCAATGGATTGTGCTAACAAATACCGGCGCGTGCTGCGAATCTCGGCATAATCGGAAAAGGCAGCTTGGTATTCGCCGGACGGATAAACAATGCGCGTAGTATTCCGAACGGCAACATCATAAAACACACTGCTTTGCTGAACAGACGAAGGCGCAATGGTTTGTGTGCGATAGCGGACGGTATGGAAGCTGTTGTCTGGTATTCCAATGCCAGACACCGTGAGCGTTTTGGTTTTGTAATCAATGGCAGGGTAGCCCATTGCTTGTGTCAAAACCCCTGCTGGGCGAGGCGGGAACTGCACACTAGGTAAACCGATCTCTCCTCGAATACCTTGCGCGTACACCATGCGCGGCGAAATACTAGGAACACCCATGCCGAACGCGGCAATACCACTCGGCCAGCAATTTTTCTGTAATTCCGGCGCGCCTACACCTTCCGTGCCTGTGATGCTTGGAACATTCAGCGTTCTTTTTCCGCCGCCAATACTAGGTGTGCCGTCAGCAAATGCTTCAATACTGGCAGGCGCACAATACTGCGTGCGGTTGGTTGTGCTGGGTAAGCCAAATGATTCTGGCGCTATGCCTGGTGGCGTGGCGAATTGCGTCCATTTCAGAACGGGCGTGCCAGCAGCAGGCGCAGCAATGCCTGTTAGATCAAGGTAACGGGTTTTGTTCTCGATAATTGTTGCGCCAAACACCAGCGAATCATTAGCTGTAACGCTGCCAATGTATTGCGTGTCGGATGTGTTGGAAAACTCCAATACAATACTGTCACCGACTGGCGGCGTATATGGCGCGCCTATCCAGTTAAGCTGAACATTATCACCGACTGGCGGCGTGTAAGACATAACGCCTCCAATTACTGTTTCTTCGATTCAACATGCGAAAACACCACGCTGTTTTGCGCGGCGCTTTCATCTACCCCGATAATTGTCCACAACCCGTGACGGATGTTTCTAAAATCAAACGAGCCATTGGCGTGGGTTTTTATTTCGTCCACCAACAAACCTGATGCCTGATCCAGTAGACGCACCGTTCGAGCAACCGGTATGGTTATGTTGGTTGTTGTGCCTGCAATATGATAATTACCAGAAAATGGCGTTTGCCGAACCGCATCCGACGAATAGTTTTGCGTGATACCTGTCGCCACGCGAACTACTTTGTCTGTTTCATCAAAGACGGCCAATGATAAATCTGCCACCAATTTATCACAAAAAATAGAAGCGGATTTAGGCGTGCTGAATGTGAATGTCTGTGCAAAACTTTGTGTCATGCCTCCAAAATAAAACACGTCATTCCACGCAAACGCATCATCGCTGGCTTGGCACACGCCATACACAGGCAAATTGCTGCTGACAATCCCACTGCCGCTGGCGGCGGGTGTTTTTAGCACAATCTCAACAATATCTTTGTCATTGCCAGCACCAAAATCGTATTGCAGCCATTCATACGCATGATTGCCAGACAGCCAGCCGTTGTCTGTTGCAACACTGCCATCAAAGGCTTTCGCCGCCGAATAACTTGCGCTGTATTCTGATGACGCGCTGGCCGTGCCACCAGAAACCACATTAGAACCGCCAATAGACGTGCGCATTTCCCACTCGGAAATCGCACAGTAGGTTGAATACGCGCCGCTATTGAATACCAGTCGCCAATACCGATGCGCCGCCACGCATCACCACCATTCACCGCTGGCGTTGCCGGTAATATCAAGCACAAAACAGGCAATAAATGTAGCGTGTTGACCGTACAACATTAAGAATTGCCGATCATCCATGCCGCTTACACCGTCGAAAACAGTGTTATTGGGAAAGCACCGTCCGTGATACGGCTCAAACACGCCAGGCAATAAACCCCGGAATGTTTGGTAGGTTGGCTCCACCAATACCGATGGGGCCATATAAAATCCGGCATCCGCTAGATTAGGAAATGGCACCACACCAGAGGAGCTACCAAAAACCTGAAAACTTCTACAAGCCAGAATGTAAACATTATTCACAACAGAAGCCGCAGCCGTGAACGCGCGCGCTACGTTGATGTATTTGGTCGCATAAAAGGAATCGCTAGTACCCATAACTGAAAGCGCTAAATCTTGCCCCACGCTGGAATTGGTATACGCATTTGTGCCACAGTGAATAACGTTGTATATGTCGCCTGCTTTGAAACTTTTGAAATCGCCCCAGCAGCATTGGGCTGTATTAGAAACACTAGCATTGGTTTTGCCTACATCTGTTCCAACGAAGTAATACACCAGCCTGCCGTCTGTGACGATACACCACCAACGCGCCGTGCTGTCCGATGTAAGGGATTTAGGCCAATGCCGACCATTTGGGGTTGGCGCGCCTACGGTTCCCGTGTCCACGTCATCCATAGATTCCCACGAATAACATAAAGCACTTTTGTAAGATGCGCCGCCGGTTGAATCATCCACCACGCGCAAATAATGTTTGTTGCTGTCGCTGCGCGTTGAGCGATACACCGCTTTCTCTGTGCCGGTGTATTTTTTCTCAAAGCCTGCCGAAGCGCGTTTGCACGTTATTGTGCCGGTAGCCGGTGTACTTGGCGTGCCAGTGACGGTGTAGGTAAAGGTAGTTGAACCCGTGCGCGTGATACGAAACTTGCCGTTGTACTCTGTTTCTGTTGCGCCAGAAATCGCCACAGAATCGTTGGTTACAAAATCGTGCGCGGTTGACGTGGTAACAGTTGCTGTAGAGCCGGAACGGGTAATGCTGGACACACTCAGTGTGTTATACCCATTCACCAACACGGCATCAAGCACGGTAATCAGTGATGCGCTGTTGCCGTTCAGTTCAGGCGCGTTGTTCTGCATGGAGTTAAACACTTGAACCGGCATATCACTCTCCTATGAGATTGCCAAAACAATCTTCGTTTGGCCAGCAGCCTTTGGCTGTGTGCCACGCTTGGTATTGCTCGAATAGCTCCATGCGCTGCGGCTCTAGCGACATATCCTTGAGTGCGCGCATAAATTGGCTGGCGTATTCTTGCTTGATGTTAAGGTCGTCCATGCCAGCCGACCGAATAACACATTCATCCAAAAACATCTCAAAGGACGGCAAACGAAATAAACGAAACCAGTCCACCGCGCTTTGGGGTTCTGGCGCTTCCACCATATCGGATCGCGCTTCAATGCCTGAAACGCCGACAATGATAGGAGGTGGACGCTGTTGTTCTTCAGTCATCTTCAAATATCCTCATCATCATCCCACTCTAACTCCTCTCGGCTTCCGCCACGGGAGACAGAGGTATAACGCCCTTGCGTGTTTTCTTTGAGCATAGCAAACGCGGCATTCAATGATTCAACCACTGCAATAGGTTGGCGTAGCTCCGATGATGCCAGAGCGAGATTGCTTTCTAGCGTTTGTTCGGTAACTACACCTTTACCCAACTGGTCGAACAAATCCGCATGCATTTTTTGCCAGGTTTGTAGTTGGTTTTGCAGTGCGCGCCCTTGCTCAACCCAAAACATCCTTTCAATAACCAACGCTTTGTTCTTGCTCTCTTGAACAATGAGCCTGTTTTCTGCGTCTTGTATATCCTTTCTAAGTCTTTTGTTTTCTAACTCCAGCGTGGCAATGCGCTCGCCGTCATTTTTAACTCTTGGCTTTAACATAAAACACTCCTGCGTTTTGAAAAAAATTACACTTTGAAGATTTTGTTTGTCCCGTTATCCCACGTCACAATAATGTCGCCGCCATTGGGTGTGATGGGCAGACCTGTTGCAGTATCAATGTACGCAATCAAAGGGCTGGTGCTTTCTGTGCCGGTATCTTTATAGATCACAATAGCCTCAATCGACGCACCACTAACGGCTGTAAATGTGCAGTCTGCTGCATCCGCTGCGCCGCCTGTAGTGGCTTTGCTGGTGAGCGTAACAGGGCCAGCAATACGCGCAGAGCCTGAAACGTCAGACAGATATTGGTGCGAGGCTGTGTTGGGCGTGTACGAACCAGTATCCACCAAAATGACTTTGATAGTGTCTGACATCCAGTTAATTTGCGCTTCCAAAAAGCGTTGACGCGCATAGTCATATAGTGTGTTCGCCATGAGAGTGTACTCCAGTCGTTTGGAGCACACTCATGCGCGCAGAGGTTTTAGGAACCCTGATTTCAATATCAGGGCTTGTTGTAATTTCCAATCGAGCCACCTGCCCAGATTTTTTATTCAATTTGATGGACGTATCGCCAACGAACAGCGCCTCACCCACTTTCACGTCCACCATCATCTTGCTCATACAAAGAACGCCTCGACGTGATGCACAACATCCTCGCGGGTTTTGCGGCGCAAATCCGAATCAGGGCGCAAACCGAAGTAGTCATTAAATGCCTTGAGCGAAATCGCCGCGCGTTCTTTATCGAAAAACTCCGTGTCTGGCACGCTGAATACTTTGTGCAATACCCATTGCACTAAATGACGGTGATGCTCTGCATGGATTTCAGGTGCATCACCATCGTCAACCATCGGTGTTTTCGGCAAACGAAAGCACTCGATAGACAAAGTGCCTGCAACGAGCGGCTTGGGAGACAGCCGTATCGACCTATCAGACTGAATGGCATACACGGGCTGTCCTTCTTTGCTGCGCCAATCCGCATCCAGCGCATCCAAATCTTCACGCGAGATCAAATACAGCGGTACAACTTTGTCACTGCCTGTCTCTGTAAACGCGATGTAGTCTATTTCGTACACGGAACCGTGTAGCTGGCACACGGTTTGATTCGCGGCTACCGCCATATCCACAATATCAGGGTCTACGGATTCATGTATTAACCGCGCACGCACGCATGCTTCGTTCACCGCATTATTTAATAGCCCAATAATGCTTTGGTCATCAAAAAAATACGGCAACACCTTATCGTTTGCTTCCTGCCGATACTGCGCTATCAATTCTTCCAGTGTCATACAATGCCGAACTGGTCAATAAATTGAATAACGCTGGCGCGCATATCTTCCAGCGGCATAGATTTATCCAGCTCTTGTCGCCAGTTCACCATTGCCATTTCTGACAACTCTTCTTTGTTTTCGGTTGTCATCACGCGCAGACGAATATCTTCAATCAAATGACTTTCTTCTTGCTGCTTGGCTTGTTGTTGCTTCGCTTGTTCTAGCAAAGCCTTGGTGTCATCTTTAGGCTTTTCGCCTTTCTTTGGCTTTTCGCCTTTCTTGGGCTTTTCGCCTTTCTCGGGCTTTTCGCCTGTTTCAGTGTTTGCATCTTCTTCGGCATTCACATCTTCTTCGGCATTCACATCTTCTTTCACACGCTCAAACAAATCGCCATGCTTGAGCAATTGGTCTGCAATATATTTAGGCACACGGCGTTCTTGGTCGCGCTCAAATGTCAGTCCTGTGCCATACATATCGTCAATAAACGGCGGTTTACGGCCAATGAATCGAATTAACACTTCTTCTTCTAACATACAAAACTCCTGCTCATGGATACTGGGGCAGTGTTACCTGCCCCGTATTCTTTCTTGTTATTTCGCGCCAGCTAATTCGCCGCTCACCAATACTTTTACTGCGCCAGCTTCATCGTTGTTGGCACCCGCAAAAGTCATAATGAGTCGCGCTGCTTTTGGCAGCGTGACGAGTTTTCCGGTGTTGGCGCGCACGCGGCCTGTACTCGATAACGCCAAACCTGTACCGAAGTACGCAGCATCTTGAGGAACGCCCGTATCATCTACGCCGTCTTCGTATTTGAAGCCGAGTGAACAAGTGGTACTCGCTTTCAGCGCGTCAGATACCAAAATACTGGCATCATCCAATCGCATACCCGCCTGCAATGGACCAAGATCAAGCACATCGCTGATAGCAATCGCCGCTGTTGCGTCCGAATCATTGATAACGCCACTGGCGTTGGTTGTAAAACCAAACTCCAAAGAGGTGACATTGCCGTATGGGTTGTTGCCAAACTGTCGTGTAAACAGTTGATTCTTTTTTACTGTAGCCATGATGATTCTCCTGAAAAAAAAGGAAAAGGGTGAGCAAGGCTCACCCCAATCTATTACTGACGCGCGCCAATGATGGGAACTGCGGTATCAATAGCGATGGCACCGTAGTCCGTGAACTCCTTGCCATTGCCTGTATCCACATCAAAACGCACTTTAGATACACCTCGAATTGCACCAATCAACAACTCCATCTTGTCATCGTGATCCAGTTGCTTCTCGCTCCAGAAGAACGGAACACCAGACTTGTCGGATGCCGCGAGCGCCTGAGCAACCGCTTGGCCGCCCAACAAAATAGCACGATCAACCGCGAATGTTGTGCCGAAGCCAGCAGGAACCAAGCAAGACGATTCGGTTTCGCTTGTCGCGTCTGCGCAGTATTTGATGGTGTCGCCCGCATAGAAGCGGATAGGCTTCGGCATCTTGACGATCAACACGCCATTCCACAGCCCAGCTTCGCCCAAGAACAACGGATGCTGTCCGGCTTGCGCCGCACGAGCCATCGCAGAAGCCTGCAATTGACGGAAGGAGCTGTCAGTTGAGAATGAGCTGTATTGCGCCGGGGACACCAGCAATACGCGCAACGGCGAATCAGACGCGGCTTTATCGCCCTCAAACATGACTTGCGGCGGGGGAAGTGCAATCTGCTCCATCGTGGTACGAATCGCGTCCACCACGCCCATCTTCATGGTTTCGTTGGTCGCTAAGTCGATCTCGCCAGTGTTTACGGCAAACGGCTTGATGCCCGTGCCATCAGCAACAAAGTGACGGTTTTTGGTGGGCGCTTTGACGGGATTTACCATGATGTCAGCAAAATCCGCATCCGCAGTAGTAGGCACAACCCATTCCGCGTTGCTGTGGAAGCCGCGCGCGCCAGCCATGTGAACCAGTAGCGTTTGGTCAACATAGCGATCCATCAGGCTTTGGGCTACCGGACGACCAAGCGCACGGAAATCCGCTGGCGAGCGAATGGAGGTCATGGTGTCCCCCAAATCCAGCGGGAACCGCGCTTGGTTGACGCGCAGCTTATCTTCGCTGATAGAAAGGCCTGTACCGCGCCCTTCCGCGTTGCGGCTGCCCATAATAGGTTTGGCGTTCACGGGGTTCAGCAAATGGAAAGTCACTTCATCGCCTTTGCCTTTCGACAAATCTTGGCAAGTCACAATCGGCATGTGCTGTGATGTTTGTTTGCGCAGCGTAGCTTCCGCACCAGCGGTACCTTTGGGCATCGCGCCCGTCAGTCGCGCCATTGTGGAATTGCGTTGCATGTGGGTAGCAAACAAGCCAACGGCCTGTTGCACCATGTTTGTCTTGCCACCAGCGGCGGCTCCGGTTTTTGTAGTCATGTTAATTCTCCAATTTCAAATGCCTTTACAGGCTCCGATTCATAAACGATTCGATCTGCTGGGGCGACATAGATGCCATTTGCTCCAGCATTTCGGGACCAGTCATAGAGGCCATTGCTTCTTCGCGCGTAGCACCAGATGGTCTGCCTCCTGGAATATCCGATAGGCTTGTTGGTGGTGCGAACGGCGCCGCAGAAACAGCAGCTTTAGCTCTGGCTTTGAGATCAGCGTTTGACGGCTCACCTGCGCCATTGCTATCAGCTCTATTGATTGCCGCCTTAAACCGATCAAACAATTCGATCACTTCGGATGTTGTGCCGCTTTCCAGCACTCCCCGATAACCGGCCTGCACAAAAGATGGTTGTGACTCAATCCAATCAGCCAACTCTTTGCTTTCAGCAATAGAATCCGCATCAGGATGTTTGTCATAAATAGCGCCGTAGTGCGCATTCGTCGCGTCTGTTTGTTGTTGGCGCTGAATTGGCTCCAGCGTTTTCGACAAAGCAGCATTAACCTTTTGCTCTACTTGACTATCTATTAGCTTCTGAATGCCAGCCGCCAGTTGCTCTTCTGAAAAGTCCCCAAACAATGACGGGTCCTCTCCCGCATCAATCGCCGCCTGTGCAACTGCCACCTGGTTATCCACCAAAGTCGCCGCTTGCCCATTCACCAATCGAGCCTGAGCCTCTGCTTGCAGTTTTGCTAACTCCGCTTGCGCGGCTTCTGCTTGCAGCCTGTACTGCTGTGCGCTCTGTCTAGCCTCTACCAACTTGTCAAAGCTGATAGTGTGTTTTCCATCTTTTGCCAAAATAACGGCATTGTCGGCGTTAATTTCGCTGTCATCCGTCACTCTGTTGTCAGTGTTAGTCGGTGCGCTTTCCAAAGCAGCAGTAGCGTTGGGCGCGCTACCTGTTTCCGCCGTGGCGGTATCGCCCTCACCCAACTCCAATAGTTGAGCGGCTTGTTCTGGTGTCGGTGTTAAACCGTCCAACGCATCAATAAAACTGTTTTGTTGCTCTGTAATCATGTCTGTCCCGCTACATATCGCCGTAGCCGCATGGGTTCAGCAATACAAACGCTTTCGCGTCTGCGAATCGTTATTGCTCACTGAGCCATAACTTGATACAGAGTTTGGAATAAAGAAAAAGACAGGGCGAACCCTACAGGGGGCAAATAATTGTTTTATTCTTGGTTTGTTTGGCGCGCCGCTTGAATCATGTCAAGCGCCAACGAAGACACAATCTCTCCTGTGCCAATCGCCAACAAGCCAGAAAAATTAAAACATTGAGTTAAGTTCTTATTTGCATCATGCGCGCCTTCGCCGATCACCACGCGCATATCGTTCAGCGCATCAGCAATTAACTTGTTGTCATTGAACAGCATAAAAATACCCGCACCTCCGCACGGTGGCATAAAGCACGCTAAAGCCAATCGAGATTCAGCTTTGTGTTGCTCTATTCTTATTTCCGTCTCACCAAAGATTGTTTGTATAACCGCTTTGCTTACATCTACATCTTGCGTATTCATTGATCCAAGCTCTGCAAATTGTCTGTTGGTGTCGCTGTTTCTATACCGCTCATGCCGCTTTCTCCGTCACCGGGCTTTGCTGGAAAATTAGGGTGCGTGTTTTTTCTCTGCTCTTCGATGATTGGCAATTGCTCGCTGCCCACTTGCGCACCTTCGCCCTGGATATACGGTGAGCGCATTTGCATGGCGGCTGTTTGCTCGGCAGTCGGATAATTAGGGTCAACCCCGTTGGGCGTTGGGCGCTGATACCCCGCGCTCTGCATGATCTTGTCGGCAATCGGCGCAATCATCGGCATTTGCGCCACCTGTGCGCCGCCCTGCATAGCCGAGAATGCGGCTTGCACACCCACCAACACAGATTGCGCGTCGATATGCTTAATGTCGCTTTCTGCTTTGCGCTCCTTAATCTCCAACTCGCGCTGTTTGAGGTCAATGTTGGCTTTGGTCAGCGCATCCTGTACGGCTTGTTGTATTTGCTGTTGAATCTGCTCAGGGCTTTGCTGTTGATCCACGCCGCGAATAGCCTCAACCACATCGCGCTTGAATGGCACATCCATGAGCGACACCAAGAACGGCAAGACCGCAGACTGGTACTGGGCTGGCATGGATTTAACCGCTTCGGACATTGCGTTCAACTGCATGCCTCTGTAACTGTTTGTACTCGGCACATCTTCCAGCGCCACTTTTAGTTGCGTGCGCAGCAAATCGTTTGATAAATACGCCATGCCTGTATCAGCGTCCACTTCCGGCGTATTCAAGACAACCGTTCTGTCTGGCGTAATAGCATCCCCTTCTATCACCACCGCATGTTTGGTGTGGCCAATATCCTCAATAATCATTGCCATCAGCAATTCGCCAATTTGTGTGCGTGCCGAGCGGAAATTATCCATTACATGCGCCAGGGATTGATTGCTTTGCTCAACTTGCGTTTGCTCTTGCAGTCCGCTTGTTGCTGAACCTTTTTTTCCCATAAATCCACTGGTTATATTGGAAACCCGCTCGATGGTCGCCCGATTGTCTTGCAGCATTTTGTAATGCTGTTCTGTGAGCGTGTAATCTCTCTTAACCTCAAACCGCGCACCCTGTTTTGCCATGTGTTCAGCATCCAGAACAACATCCGCATCAGGCCTTGCGACCTGCCTGCGAAGCTGCGCATCAGTCATGGCCACAGCACCCTTGGTACGCTCAACCCTTGTCACGCTCATGCCCCAGCGCAATTTGGCGTTGCCACTATTTAACGCATCCTGCGGATACTTCATGCCGCGCACATAGCCATACGGCACACCCGTTTGGTCTTCTCGGAAGCCAAAGAACGGCACATACGGGAAATGGCGGTGCGTGTACGGGCTTGGTCCGTCGAACAAGCAATGCGATCCCAGCCAATAGCCGCGACGAATACGCTGGACATTGGCCTGCATAACCGACACCGTGCCGCTTGCTACCGCAACCGAGTGCGCCAAATTATTGTCATCAAACTCTACTACCCGTCCATCCGGCGATTTAATAACCGGCACGCGCACCCAGCGGCGATACCACAACTCTGCCACACACAGTTCTTTTGTCGTTGGGTTGTACCAGCGGTCTTCTTGCATTGTCCATGCACGCGCTTCATTCCATGCGTTTTGCAATCCGGTACTCATGCCGCCATCCAGCGTGGCTGCATCCATGTAACTCCACCAACCACCACCGCCCGTACGGCATTGATTGATTAGCTCTGCGTGCTGCGGGAATACCAGCTTTAATCGTTCAGGCGATAACCAACGCTGCCGCCTGAGCCAACGCGCATCTGATAAATCCGCCTCTTGTGCGTGCATATCCCAGTGCATTTCATTTCTATGAATAGTTGTGCAGCGGTACGGGTATTTGAACGGGTCGGATTCGCGTGACACTTCCACCCAACCCACGCCACATCCAATCTGCGAACGAAACGCTTTTGAGCATGCGCGATCTGCTTTGCTTGCTCTCTCTGCTTGATTCAGCTTGAAGTTCAATGCGTCCGCGACATCTTGGCCGTCCGGCTCGCCATTGGGTGTTACGCGCCAATCTGTGCGGGTTTTCGCTTCAAAGCCTTGAATAGATAGCAGTGCTGGGCCGATCAAGTCTTCTACAGCAGGTGGAATACCCAACTCAGCCTGCTTGCGCAGCAAATCAGAATCTAACTGATTGCCGTCTGCATAATCCATTTCTTTGTCAGCAACACCGCGCCAGTACGGTTGTTGCTCTATTTCATTGATAATGTCGCTGTACTCTAATTGCGTCATTGCGTCCATGTCAGCATCATCATCATCTTGCTGTTTGACGACTATCGTTTCGTTTACAAACATCTGCATATCATTCTCGCCGGATGCTCGCAGCATCAATGCTTAATAGTTCGCGGCATTGCACACCAATAAAAACGCGCACGGCAACCCCTACACACCAACAAAACCTACAACCGCCAATCTGGGCTGTCGGCCTCCTCGTAGTCACTTCTCCCTGTATTAGGCGGCGGTATGCCATCCACGAATGTCATTGCCACTGCATCACCCTTGTCTGGGCTTCGGCCTATTGTGTCGCGTATTTCATCCTTCGAGCGCATCTGGATCGCAGCAACACGCCCCATCGTCACTACTTTATAGCGAACGGCCGTTAGGTCGCCTAGCAATTCGGAGTCTGGCGGCAGTGCGATAGGCTCCTTGGCTATTGGGTCCAATGCTTCGCGCAAGCGCCAATACATTTCGGCGCGCTTGTTGCGAAAACGCAGTTGTCCGGCTTTGTCTGATGATGTTGATGCCTCACTACCAACAACCGGCAACACATTCAGATTCAGGCCGACCAGAAAATCCAGCGCGCTTGATCCAATACCAATACTGTCCACGCAGATGCACGCGCCATCACGCACCAGCGGCACAACAAACCCCGCCGCGCTCGGCCCATCCGTAGTTACAGCTCCAGGCACGGATACCAAATTATCAAACCAACTTCCGTATCTTGGAGCAGCACACGATTTATCCGCACCGCCACGCGCCGGATCAAACCCCAGCGCAGTCATCATTCCTTTATTTTCTCGCGGCTTCCAGCGCGCTTGCGCCGCTTTAATCCATTCGGTAGGGATAACCTGCCAAGCAGGGTCAGATGCACCGGCATTGAAATCGCCCCGCAGCATTTGTGAGCGCAACGGTTCCGGCAGGGCTTGCAATGTAGCCTTATAGCCGGTTGAAAGCAGGAAGATATTGTCCTCAACGGATGATGGGATGAATGTCCGCGACTTCGGCTTCACCCAATCATTACCAACCTGCACCATGTCTCCGTTCGGTACTTCTTGGTCTTCACCGGCTTCGTTCGTGACATACCAGCGCAGTTCTCCCGCTTCCGCTGGGTTTGGGTGGTTTGGGTCGAGCCACGGTGCCCAGAAGCGTTTAACCCATTCGCCCTCTGCTGTGGTTGGCGGGTTGCCCGCGCACACCACCCGTTGCCGAATATCCGGTCTGTCTGTACGCAACCAGCCGATCAGCGTTCTGAATTGAGACTCGGTGAAATGGCATATCTCGTCAAACAACTTCGCATCATGCGGGCGGCCCTGGTACTTGATCCAATCGCCAGGCTCTTTGACAGAACCCAGCTCCATCACCTTGTTATTGGGTAATCGCCATAATCCATCTTGGCTGTTGTATCCCTTGCGCGTACCGAGAATTGCCGTCATGCGCTCTTCAATGCCGATCAACTGCACCGCTTCGCGCCGAAAAATGATCGAGTGTTGCTGGCTTGTGAGCGCCAAACCAAGCAGTAAATCAGTCTTTCCCCCTCCGGCCGCGCCTCCATAGAACAGTATGTCTGCTTCTGAGTAAAATGCCGCTTCTTGCGGGCCTTGTTGCGGCAACCAAATTGGCGCATCTCCCGAAAGCAGCAGCTTATCCAGTTCTGCAATTTCAGTAGCCGACAAGCCTTTCAGCAAAGAAATAGCGTCAGCAGCAGTCAAGCCATCAAACATTCTGACTAGCCTTTTGCTGGTTAAGCAATTGGGTTAAACGCACAGCACGCTCTGCATGACTCAGGTTGCGCCCAGCATGGAAGCCAAGCCCGCCGCCCGCATCGTCATTGGGGTTGTATTTATCATCAATGCCGAACGCCTTGCGCTGGGCATCTATCAGTATTCGCAGGGTTTCTGCCAGCGATTTAGTCATCTTCACTAGGTTTGGCAGAGAAATGATGTAGTTGTACAGCTCATTGAGTTTGTCCATACCGCGATCATCCGGCTTGCACATCAACACACCCAACTGATCCAACATTTCCTGACATTCCGGCTTGATCATCTTTTCCATGTTGCTGGTCATATCCAACACGAGAAGCATTGTGCGCCTAATGTCTTTTCGATGGCCAAGTATTACATCGGCAACCGCTTGGCCGTTGGCTTCCACGACTTCACGCTCGTGGTACGCAGATTGCTCTTTGCGTACCACCTTGCGTACCGCCTCTTTGCGTACCAATTCTTCGGCCTTCGCCTGGATGCGGATTGACAGGTCGCGCGTCCAACCTTCCCGCTTGGCGCGTTTGCGAATCGAACCCTCAGAAATACCGTACTCGTCCGCAATTTGACGCAGGGTTTTTACCCCAGCACGGTAATCGAGTTCTGTGCGATCCCAATCGACAATAGCCTTATCGACCGTTGATTTTTCTGGTTTTTTTGTCTCATTCATGGCGCGCAGGATGTTCGCACCGACATCTCAATGTCCAACCCCACAGGGGCGCGACAACAAAACATGACCACCATAACAACCAACCAAACAACAACAAAAACCATGGCTTTTATGAATGTTCCACGGATGGTTTTTTCTGGCGAGTTTGCCCTGTACGCACACCTAAAAATGATCGTTTTACGGTGCGGTTTTTAGGCGAAAAATAGGCGTTTTTTGAAAACATGCAGATTATTATGAATAATCAGTACATCCTTACGCCGCAAGGGTTTCCGGCTGTTGTTCGCCATTTTTGCGCCACTACTCTGCACTATGGTTTTTTGGCCAAAATAAAGACGGCAAGGCAGATAACCCCACCAATACAGCTTAGATAATTAGCGTCGATGTTTGGCTGGAGGAATAAACACCGTAGATAGCCCAGACTGCGCGGCAATGGATTTTTGGGCGCGAATCGCCACATCCATGTTTTTTTCCAGATAGCGGATTGTCGTGGATGGGTCTTTATGTCGCAGCACAGCCTGAATTGTCTGCACAGGTACACCATGCTCAGACAATAAAGTAGCGAATGTGCTCCGCAGCCGGTGTGGAGTAATGCCGCGCAGGTCGCAATCTCGGTTCGCGCGCTGTATCACCAAGCGCGTAAACCCTGGTCGAGCCTGTCTGTTATGCCGGTTGCGTACCACATGGCCACTCGCACAACGGTGTGGGTAGATATATTCAACTAGCCAAGGTGGAATCGGTATGGGTTCAGCCTCGCCACCTTTTGTTTGGCCCGGCGTGTATGTGCCTCGATCCCAGTCCACCCACTCCCAGCGCGCATTCAGCGCCTCGGATTCTCTCAAGCCCAACCCCAACATCAGGCGCACAGCCACAGACACCCCTGTGTTGTGCCGCGCGTGATAATCAACCGCCGCAAGCCACCGCGATACCACATTCGTACTTAGCGTTGGCTTTGGTTGTTTTTTTACTTTCAATAACGGGACAAGAAACGGCTTGTGTGTAATCAGCTTGCGCTTTACCGCCCAATTGGTTAGTAGCTTTAATGTTGCCAACCACTGATTTGTTGTTGCTCGATTGTGAGTTGCCAAATGCTGAGAACGAGCCGCTTCCACGCGCTCAGTATCAATCTCGGTAATCAACAACCCACCAAGACCATGCAAATGATGCCGTTTGAACACGCGCACAGATTTTGTGTGGGGCGCGCTTGCAATATCGGCATGCACAGACAACCACGCATCAATCAGCTCAAGCAGCGTGGGTATTGTAGATTCCCCTCGCTGTTCTTGTTGTGCTACTGAATAGGCTTTGTGGGCGATTGCATCCGCTAGGCGCTTGTTGCTTTCGCGTGTGGACCGCTGGATTCGTCGGCGTTTAATCTGATAACGATAATGCCAAACCCGCCCAACTTTAAGTAAGGTATAACTCATTCACGAAAACCCACTCCCTGCAAAGCTGCCACTTCGCGGCGCACTTGCTTTAACTCCAATGACAACTGCGCCGTCAAATTAGCTGCTTGATGTCCAATCTCAATGCTTGCGTATTGCAATCCAGCCCCAGCCATCAGTTCCGCCAACATTCTGTTCTCGCGCGGCGTTAGCGTCAGCACATCATCGCCAACTTCAATTTTTACCGTACCACCTGGTAATACTGTTTTGCTCACAATGCGGGCAGGCTTGTGTTCTGGAGCCGGGACAAACACACCGCGCTGAACTCGATGAATATCCCCACTATCAATTAAATACGACAACCGATCATCAATAACAGTCAGCTTTAGTCCCGTTAGGTCAGACAGTGTTTCGCGCGTCACGATTTGCTCTTGCGCATGCAAATCCTTGATTGCTTCCAACACAATCTCAGAACTACTTTTTTTGTTTGACAAGCTGCCCTTACTCATACATCCCCCCACAGGATATTGACCTAAAATACCCACGGCATCCGTGCCATGAATGTAAAATCACGAGACTTTTTTAATTTCAAGCAACATTTCAACGCGCGACAACAGCTCAAGCTCTGTCCCATAACACCGCAAAAAAGCGGCAGGGGAGCCATGGATAGATGGCACGCGATTACCAAGCGTTCCTCGATGGTGCGCCGGACACAATGGAATTGTTTTGTAATGGTTGTTGCGTTGCGACATACCCATACCCTGTCGAACATGATGGATTTCAGCGGGCGTGTCTGAATAACCATCCATAAAACAAGCAATGCACCCCATATCGGCAATTCGAGACAAGTGTTTACGCTCTGCAACTTTCATGCTGTTATCCACGCAAGAATCAGTGAAATGGCCAATCCAATCAATGCAACGACAAAAGCAAAAGCAGATGCTTCGTAGTGATCCGTCGTTTTATCGTCATCATCAGGCAACATAATCAGCCACTTCCGTAGACGCTTGCTCGTATTGATGACTAGCAATCACATCATTAGCGGCAGATCGCGCTGTGGACAACCACGCATCTAGCAACTGGTGTATCCCTTGCAGTCGCACCGTCATTTGCTTGTGATCAAAATCGAATGTTTTAACCCAAACATCGAGATCAGAGTTTTTTACAGAGGCTCCAAGCCACATGGGAATGGCGCAAGAAAACAAAAACTCGATAGGCACATGCGGCATTATTTTTTTATGGAGCATTTCGGCAATACTCAATCGCGCACCGGCTCGCTGCGCAAGCAAAGCGCCGCTGTCGCACCACAACAGAAGCATCAAATAATTCTCTCGTGAGAGAGATTGTTCTAGCGTTAATCGCAACCGCACAATTCGCTCTTTTTCAAAATTCATCACACCCCACCTCGCAAAATATCGAATGCTGTTGCTGCCACTCGCGGAACCTGTCCATTGCCAAGGGCTTTAATTCTGTCCACCCGATGGGCCATCCCATCAACCACTCGACCCACTGCGGGTTCAAGCGGCCAGTCTCGCCATGCTGAAACTCCACAGCGTCCGGCAAACTGTTCGTATTCGGGTTGCGCCCTGTTTGCGCCATCGTCTCTGGCTTCCTTGCTCCCTTGTAATCCCTTGCCGCCGGAGTCGGGAAACTCTTTAGCTGAACCAGCCTCCCCAATCCCACTGAGCCGTCCTTGCCATTTCGGTTGACCTTGCGCGGCATTCCCGTCTTTGTCATGTAAAACTTGTCGTCCTTGCCGATAATTGCGCCAGTTGTCGCATCGCTCGCCACTGGCGTTGGCAACAATCCAGATGCGTTCGCGCTTGTGCGGCGCTCCGGTGTCGGCAGCAGATACAACACCCCATTGCGCGTCATACCCCAGCGTGGAAAGGTCGCCAAGCACTCGCCCGAGTCCTCGATTAACGAGCATTGGGCTGTTTTCCACAAACACAAATCGCGGTCGTACCTCCCCAATAATCCGCGCCATTTCTGCCCAGAGTCCGCTTCGCTCGCCGTCAATGCCTGCGCCTTTCCCGGCGCATGAAATGTCTTGGCAGGGAAACCCGCCAGAAACCACATCAACAATTCCTCGCCACGGTCTTCCGTCAAAGGTGCGAACGTCATCCCAAATCGGGAAAGGCGGGAGCATTCCGTCATTTTGTCTGGCGAGCAGTACGCTTGCGGCGTAGGTGTTGTATTCAACGGCGCAGACGGTGCGCCAGCCGAGCAAGTGTCCGCCGAGTATTCCGCCGCCAGCTCCAGCAAAGAGTGCAAGTTCACGCAAAACGACCCCCTTCGCGCTTTTTCGTCGGCGCAATCTTTTTCATGTGCTCCGACGAATGATCGCTGTTTGGCCTGAACCAGACTGTGCACATTAAGCATAGTTTCATCTATCAATCTCCGCGAAAAGAGCCAGCTCATTCATGCGCGTCCAATTCATCGGCAATCAAAACACGAGCGAGCGATTCTGGCATGTCTCCTGTCAAATCCGCCACCGCCGCGCCGTGTTGTATATCCAAACGCATTTGAATTTTGTACAAGCGCTGCAACAGCTTATGCTCCCACCCCGCTTGGGTTTGCTGAACATCAAAGCGACAGTTCCAGTAACTCGCAAACTCTCGCACCCGCATCAGCGTCAGTAGTTCGTGTGGAACAATGCCAGCCATCCGCTGCGAAAAAAAATCACTGCTTGGCATCCAGTCCAGCGGCATGGGGAATGGCTCAGTCTGTGGATAACTTTCTCCGCTGTTCGCGCACGCTTTATCATCGACGACGATGTTTTTTTTATGATGGGTTATATGATGGGTCGGGTGCAAAAGCTTTGCACCCCTCTCGTCGTCATTTGCACCCGTCTCCACATCAACGGGTGCAATATCTGCACCTGTAAGGGGCGCAACATTTGCGCCCGTCTGTGGATAACTTTCTTGCTCACCAGAGGGTATTTCATCCTCTGATGCCGCCGCATTTTCCGTGGAACATTTTTGGCTGCCAAGCTCAACGGGTGCAATATCTGCGCCCGCAATCCACTCTGGGTTGATGCGATATTCATTGCAAAACTTTGGTTTACCGGATGCTTTTTTAACAAGCTGTAGCCAGCCGGAGTCCAGCATATTGCGCAATTGGTATTGCACCGCGCGCGGGCTTTGGCGCGTCTTACTCGCTAGGGTTTTTACACTGGGCCAAATGCGCGTGCCGTCATCCCAAGCGTGGTCGGCTAAGGCCAACGCCAATACAAACTCACCCCCACCATTCGGGTATCGGCTGAATACCAGCCCCGTCATTCTTGCACTCACAAAACCCCCACTACAAAACCGCTAATCCGACCAACTCAAATTGTCGGCGCGCAACACATCAGAGCGCCGCGCCAATACGCGCAGCGCAGCAATCTCTTCTTCTGGGTAACAACGAAAACTTACTGGCACAACCTTCAAGCCGCAGGCCGCCAGCAACTTACTGGCCTGCTCAATATCCCCCTGCTTTAACCGGCTCACGGTAGATTCATTCACGCCCATGCAACTCGCCGCAACCGCCTGACCTGTTTCTGCAAGTGCCGAGAGAATCACTTTCTCGTTCTTGCGTGCTCGGTCAGCAAATGGCAGGGATACTGGCTCCATGAACTCAAGCACTCCTTTTCTTTTTGGTATCAGCGGCAGGCGCAACCCCAAAAACATCGGGGCGCAGGTCATAGCGCGTCACTGCGCCATGAGTGGCTTGTTCGATGCTCTGCACATACTTGCATGGCACCAGTCGATGCCCAGTTACCATCTGGCTGATAAAACTTGGATGTACATCAAGGCAGCGCGCAACCTCTATGTTGCCGCCTATCAACTCCACCGCTTTGCGCATTGCTTTAGACATTGTAAATCTCCCGTGTGCAAAACGATAGCAAATGCTAATAGTCAAAGCAATAGCAGGCATCAATTCCAGTTTGTTATTGGTCTGTGATGATGCCAAGCATGGACACAAACCCAAGAAAATCACAGCTCAAGCTACTGATTGATGCGTCAGACAGCATCTCAGCGTTTTCGCGGTAGTATGGTTTTGATCCAACCCGTTTTATGTTTTTGCCAAACACCACAACGCGGCAAAACACCTTCTCCCAATTATCAGCGCCAATAACAGCACTCAGTTTATTGGCTAGGCACTATCAAGCATATTTAGCAAAAGCTATTGACAGTAACAAATAGCGTTTGCTATTGTTGCTCCTGTCCACACAGGAGCCACCCCATGCCAATACCCCACCCCACATTCAAAGGCTTGGTTTTCAAAGCCATTCGTAAAGACGGCCTTTGGGTTGTCACCGCCATCGTCCGTGGTCAGGTTGAAGAGTTCTCTGGCCGGAAGTTTATTGATGCCACCGCCCTGTTGGCGCGCGCGCTGGCAAAGCGCGCCAACCCACAGGAAATGGCGCAAGAACTTGCGCATGAAATAAATTCAGGACTGGGCGATAGGCAAGCCACTGTGCATGTAGGCACATTACTAATCTAAGGAAAACACATGACAGTTGATCGCTGCATACAACTGCGTTCCGGTCAGTATTTCAACTTACTGCAACCGAATGTAGAAGTGCTAACGGTAGAAGATATTGCACACGCACTCGCCAACACCTGCCGTTTTGGTGGCCATGTGCGCGAATTTTATTCTGTTGCACAACACAGTGTTATGACTTCATGGCAAGTACCGTTATCCATGAAGTTGGATGCGCTATTTCACGATGCCTCAGAAGCCATACTGGTTGACATGCCAACACCAGTAAAAGCCCTGCTACCGGAATACCGCGTGTTGGAAAACACCATTCAATTGGCAATAGCTAAAAAGTTTGGTGCGGCACACCCAAAACCACACGCTGTAGAAATGGCCGACAAGCGCATGTTGGCTACCGAGCGCCGAGACTTAATGCCGAGCTGCACCGCCGAGTGGGAAATCCTCAAAAATATCACTCCGCTACCCGATCAAATTATCCCTTTGTCGCCCGCGCGCGCCTGCCATTTATTTATCACGCAATACAACGATATTTTAGAAATGCTCGAAAAAGAAAAGAAATATCCATGCACAAATTAACAACAAGGAATACAAAATGAAACGAGATATATCCCTGTGTATTTATCACGGCAACTGTGCAGATGGGTTTGGTGCCGCGTGGGTAGTGCGCAAAGCACTCGGAGACATTGATTTTCATGCGGGCAAATATCAAGCGCCGCCACCCGATGTAACAGACAAAGATGTAGTGATAGTAGATTTCAGCTACAAACGCCCAGTGCTGCTAGAAATGGCGGCGAAAGCCAACAGCATCCTGATTTTGGATCACCACAAAACCGCACTAGAAGACCTGGTTGATCTGCCGCCAAATGTAACACTGCTATTTGATATGGAAAGCAGTGGCGCAATGATGACTTGGAATTATTTCTTTCCGCAAGAAACATCGCCACCGCTTCTGCGCCACATTGAAGACCGTGATCTATGGCGTTTTGCTCTACCTAACACGCGCCAAATTCAGGCAAACCTGTTTTCGTATCCATACGACTTCCAAGTATGGGACAAGCTAATGGCAACAGATGTAGCCGCATTGGTTGCCGAAGGTGAGGCCATCGAGCGCAAGCACTTCAAAGACCTAAAAGAACTGATCCAAGTAACAACGCGAAACATGGTGATAGGTGGGTACGAAGTCCCTGTTGCAAACTTGCCATACACCATGAGCAGTGATGCTGGTCACGAGTTGGCAAAGGGCAAACCATTCGCAGCCTGCTACTGGGACACGCCAGCAGGCCGCGTTTTCAGCTTGCGTTCATCGGATGAAGGCGTAGATGTTTCAGAAATTGCACAGCAGTACGGCGGCGGTGGCCACCGTAACGCATCGGGATTCAAAGTCAGCTTTGCAGTGGCCGACACCTTTCTGAAAGCCGGTGAACTCGAATCGGCAGAAGTAGACGCATTGCGCGGTTTGATGGCGATACAAACCGAAACAATTTGAGACAGAGGTTTTTTATGTTGAGCAAAGAGACATGCGAAAAAATATGGCACTGCCACCGCGAAATTGAAACTGGAGAAAAGCTGCTTGCTGATATTAAAGAAGTATTTGAAAAGAACAAATACGCGCCAGACGCTCAGGCACTAAAAGATGTGTTTGGCAAACGCCGAGACATGCAGTTAGGAGTGCCTAGTGGTCAGAACTCTCACCGTATTTTTGATGTGTCTTATGATTTGGCGGAGCCGATTATCCGAACGCATATATCAAATAAACGAGCCGAACTTGCTAAATTAAACGAGATAGCGCGGTTTGAGGTGAGCAATGAACCGAATTGAACAAATCGCAGAATTGATTGCGGACAAACTACAACCACAGATACCCGTTGCCAATCAGCTTTGGGATAGCGCGGATATTGCTAACTATTTAAGACGCAGCCAACAGGTAGTTGTTGATCGCGTTGTCTGCAAGCCCGACTTCCCGAAAGCAATCCGACTTGAACCAAACTCGCGACCACTGTGGGAAGCGAAAGAAGTCATGGCGTGGGCTTTGGCGCACAAAGAACATGCAAAAGGCAGAAGGAGAGCGGCATGACACATGAGCGTGATTTGCATGATGCGCTTGATACAATCGAAAGGCTTTGTGATTACCATGTGCCGAAAATAAACCCGCTTTATGATGCGGCTGTTCTTAGTGCGCGTGAAACATTAGACAAATTGCGTGGATCAAGCCTTGAAAACGCGATTGCTAAAGGCACTGAGGCGTGGAAAGACGTAGAAGACCCATCTTCTTGGGTAGATGAGTTGCGCGGAAATGTTGACGCCTAACATCCTCGGTAAGGCCGCGCGAAGCGTCGAGCCTTCACCGAGTAGTTAGGTTTCAGGGGGATTGATTGTGCTGGTAGAAGTTGATCTGCAAGGCATTACCGGAGAGGGGGTTCTTACCCCTAGATTCACTGT